ACCAAATCGCGCGCGCCCCCGCCCTCGCCCGTGTGCCAACCCCGCCCTTCGGGCGGGGCGTGCGCCCACCCGCCCGCGATGCCCGCGCGCCTCCCCCGCCCGCGCCTCCCCGGCCCGCCGCGCGCCCCGCCCCCGCGCATAATGCCCGCGGTCGCCCGCCCGCAGTAGCCGCGCGAGCCTGCGCGATGGCCCTTCGCGCGCCGCGCGACCCCGAGGCGACCCCCTCCCCCCGTCGCTCCGCTCCGGTTCTCAGGGGTTTCAGGGGGTGACTTCATCGCCGCCGTCCATCACCCCCCGGCTTCAGGATTTCACGACCCCCTGAAGTTCGGGGTTTCAGGGCTTGTACCGACGGTTTAGCCGCCCGACATAGAAACTCTAAACCTTGGTTTCAGCCTCTCTACCCAGTCAATTCGCCGTTTCCGACCCCCCTCAACCCCCCGACTTTCACCGGGGGTTTATATACTCCCCGTCTTTTTTCCGGCCTTTCGTTCGGCGTATCAAGCCCGAAACAAACCGGCTGGTCGGTGGGCGCGGGGACCGCGCGCATTATGCGGCGCGAGTCCCTCCCGCGCTAACCGACCGACGGCTTTAAGTACCCTCCCCCCCAACGACCAGTTGCTATGTCGGAAGACAAAGTGGCCGACGAAGTGGCATCGTGGCTGAACAACGCGGCGAAGTTCGCAACCCCAACGGGGGTTGCCATCGTGGTCGAAATGGACGACGGAACGGAACTCCGTAAGGAGTTCGGGGTCGTGGAATCCGAGCCGCAGGCTCCGAAGGAGCCTGAGACGCAGACCCCGAAGGGGTCTGAACCCGATGACGCCCCGGACGGCGAAGCCGTCGATGAAGCCTCCCTTCGGGAGGCTTGGGCAAAGGTGGCATCTGACGACTGGAACAAGTTCCAGTCGAAGGCCAAGAACTGGGGTGTCACCGAAGGTGACAAGCAACACCGCATCGACCAACTCGTAGAGTTGGGGGCCACTCCCGAAGGGAGTGAGGCCGTCGAGGTCGCCAACACCGACGGCGAAGCCGTCGAAGACGACCGGAAGTTCGGAGAACTTCCGAAGGACGAACAGGACGAACTCCGTAAGGAGTTCGAGAACGACCCCGAAGGGGTCATCGAGACGGTCAAAGACCGTCTGGAAGACGGCGAGGACTACGCCGCCTTTGGCGGCGAGTGTCCTGCCGACCACCACGACCACGACCAATCTCCGATTGGTCGGAACTTCGATGAAAACGGCTTTAAGCCGTTCTGTGCTGGCTGTCTTCGTAAGAAGACCGGCTTCCACCTGACGACCCTCACCGAAGGTGAGAACGACATCTTCGCCACCCTCATAGAGGGTGGCAAGAACCCCGAGGAAGCCCTCGAAGCGGTTCAGTAAGCCCCTTCGGGGCTTAGGCGGTCGCGGCTTTTTTTGCGAGGCACCACCCCCCAAGCGGCTCCGCCGCTTCGCGTGCGCTCGCGCATTTTTTTCGCGCGCGACCCCCATAGCCGCGCGTAAATCGCAGGCGCGCGGGGGGTCGCGCGGAACTTTCGCGCGCGAGGCCCCCCACCCCCCGCGAATTTAGCAACGCGCACCCCCTTCGGGGGTCAGCCGCTTCGCGGGCCTCATCGGCGACCGGCTCGGCGAGCCGGAGGCTCGCGGCGAAAGTCGGGGGTGAGCCGAACTCCGGGGGTGAGCCGAAGGCTATGGCCCCCGCTGGAAACCCCGAGGCCCCCTAAACTCTGTTTAAACTCGATGACCCCGCCGTCTAAAGGGAGAGTTACAACAGTAAGAGAGAGAGGGAAGGGAGAGGGTCGGGGGTCGGGGGTCGGGGGTCGGGGTGGCCCCAATAGAAAGTTCAAGAAGTAGTAATCAGTAGTTCTGGAAAGAGCCGAGGCCCCCCTCCTTTTACTCTACTATGTAGAACTCTACCCCCCGACTCTCCCCGGAGTCTCCGGCGGTTCTTGCCGCTTTCTCCGTCGATTCCTCCGACTTGATTCCGCCGCCTCAACACCGCAACTATCCGGTTTTCGGCACTCTCAGCCCGACGCTGTACGGTTTCCGGTTTTCGGCGGTTTTCGACAGATTCGGCGATTCGGTACTCTCAACCCCCTCAGCCTGTCGATTTCGGCTTTTCCTCGTCTCTCTCGACGGTGAATAGTAGCCGGTGGTACGACTCACTCATACCGTGCTACCTCGTCTCACGATTGCCTACTCAGGTACACTATACTCCGTATAGTGTACCTGTCAGGTTGCGACAGGTTTATGTACCCTCCCATCCTACGACAAACTGCCTCTCACGCACGGACGGTCGCCGGTCGCGGCGACTCGGGACTTCCCCGACGGCTCCGGCGTGACGACGATGACCGCACACACGTTTGGCGTGTTAGGGGGTCTTCCCCCCTCCCGGCGGTCGTCAGGTACGTTACCCGCGTTATTTAAACGCGAAGTGGATGCCCCTCAGACCAACGCTGGTTCCTTTGGAACCTCGCCGATGTTAAGAGGGGCTAAAACGGGGACGGTTGCTCGGGCTTCACCCCTATGGGGTGGAGCGTGGTAGTAGCCGCCGAATACCTAAAAGGCGTGTTGCCCCCTTTGGGGGTGCGACCACGCTTAGTTCGACCCCAAACCCCACGTATCTTAAGCAAGCCCCGTCGCGGTCTTCGGGCGACGCCGAAGCGTCCCTTACGGGACGTGGATGTGGAAGTAGGCGCGCACCCCCGAATACATCCCACCTCGGGACTTCCCCGGATGTGCCCTTAGCGGGGACGGTGAGTGAAACTCGGACACGGTGATTAATTCGTGCCCTAATGGCAGACCAGCACCCCCCTTTGGAACCCTTCTGAAAGCGTAAGCAGGATGAAGGCCCAAAGGGCAGAAGTGGATTCGACCGAAGTGCGGAAAGCGAGTTCGTGACCCCCGAAGGGGTTCGAGTCACGAACGACGACCTGACGAAGACCGACCGGCGATGGAACCCCCGAGATACCACCGAGCCAAAGTCAACCGCCGCGGAAATCGGGACGCTGAAGCGTCGAGGAAAGGCCACCGAGAGGTGAACCCCCCACGACGTGGAGTTACCGACAACGCGAAAAAAGGGCAGGAAACACGCCCGGAACCCCATCGGAGGAGTCCTCTTTAAAGAGAGTTAGCCCCGACAGGAACCCGCAAACCAACGGCGCAACGGTAGCACCTTCGGTGACGAGTACCACCCGATGAGGGTGGGAAAGGTAGCACGAAAGGATTACTCACGACGATGATGGCTCGCAACCTGACCGGACTTACAGGTCAGTAAGGGGTCGCGTGGAATTAGGCACGCGACCCCCTGACCCCGGCTCGCACTCCCGGCGAACAAGAGTGCGCGAAAAGCCACGCCAGCGTTAATGGCGGGACACAACCGAAAATGAGCGAAAACCGCTACACTCAGGCCGCGGAACAGTTCTTTGGAAACAACGACGACAGCGACGCTTCGACGCCTTCGGCGTCATCGGACGACGACACCCCCGAAGTGGTGGCGAACGAGACTTCGGACTACTACGTCAGCCTCGGTCACACGAAAGCCGCGGCAACGGCGTTCGTGAAAGCCCACCCCGACCTCGAAACCTCGTGGACTGGCAAAGACGAACTCGACCCCCAAGTCGAGTGGATGAAAGCCCTTCACGAAGTGAAGAAGCCCCTCGGTGCCCGGCAGAAGGACGACAACCCCTTCGGCATCAACTTCGGGCGGGACGACGGCTACGCCGCGGAGTTCGGCCACGAACTCCCCACCATCGAGACGGAGGAGATTGACCCCGGCATCCTCGCCGCGCTAAAGGCGCAGGAAGGGAAGACGGACGACTGGGAGGAGGGAGACACCGACGAACTCGGTATGGGCCTCCCCCTCCTGCTCCCCGTCATAGACGGGACGACGCTCCCCGTTCTGGTTCAGAACGAGGGCCACCTCGAAGCCGCCCTTGAACTGCTCGAACAGATTCCCGATGAGCCGGAGGTCGCCGAAGTCGCCGAGCCGGAGATGACCGACTTCGAGAAAGCCGCCGACGCCCTCGGCATCAGCCCCGAAGTCCTCGATGCCGAACTGGAGGGCTTCCCCATCCCCGGCGAGATGAGCGTGGAAGAAATCCGCGAACTCATCACCGACCTCGAAGACAAAGACGTGGTTTACACGATGATTCGGGTCGAGAAAGCGATGGACAACCGTAGCACCGCCCTGAAGGCACTCGAAGGCCGCCACAACCGCCTGCTCGAAAAGGCCGAGCAGGCCAAGCAGTCGGCCCCCGACAACGACGCCGCGGCGTTCTTCGGCAACGACGACGACGACGGCGAAGCCGAAGGCGAGGCCGAAGCCGTGGCTGTTGACGGCTCGAAGGATGTCGGCAAAGCGACGAAGGTGAAGATGGCGATGTCGCTTCACGAGGACGACGGCGTTCCCATCGAGGAAGCGAAAGAGATGGTCGGCCTCTGAAGTCTGAAGCAAAGATTTAACTCCCGGTAAGTTAATTGCTTCAGCGACACAACCCGGACGCGGTAATGCCGCCGGGGGGTTCACGACCCCCACCGGGCCTCGCGCCACAACGGCGCACAGAAATGAGCGAAATGAACCCGATTGAAGTAGTCGCCGAATACGCGAATAGCAAGATGAACGAAGACGCCTTCCACTTTGACGAAGACGAGGCCGTCGTAGTCTCTAACGGAGAGAGGCTAACTCGGAAGGATGTAGACGAAGCGTTAGTAGCCCTTCGGAAACAAATCGAGCAGAAACCCGATGACCCCGCCGGGTCTAAAGAGGTCTTCTACATCGTGGAACTCATCGGAGAGATACACGAAACGAGGCCCGAACTCACTAACGAAGACGTGATTTCCCTTCCGGTGGTGGCTGGCCCCTTCGAGAGCCACGAGCAGGCCAAGAGCGAAGGCGGCGCAGAACCCGGCTACGACGTTGTGGGGGTCGTGGAATAATGAACTTCAGAGACAAGCCCTTTGAGTACCAGACGTTCGCCGCGACTGTCGCTTCAGACAACGGCGACAACGCGGAACAGCAAGTCGCCCGAGAACTTCAGGAAGTGGGGTGTAATGTCGGCGAGTTCCGAATCTTGTGGAACGAAGCCCTGACGACCTCCCTCACGATGGTAACGTTCGCTGTTCATACGGCATACCTTCAAGAACTCCCGAAGTTGATAGAGCGGGGGGTCGCCGAAGACATCGAACAAGTCGCGGTAGTCATTAATAATGAGTGACGACGACTGGAACCACCGAAGCCAGTTCACCGGCCCCCGCGACCCCGGCCTGAAGGCCGTTTCGGCCAACGTTAACGAGCGGGCCACCGGCCCGAACCTCTCCCGGCAGGAAACCGAGGCGTACATCGCCGATGGTCGCACGAACCGGGAACGGCGCGAGGAGATGCGGCGAAAGCGTGAAGCCGAAGCCCCGAAAGACGAGCGACGGCTTCACGAGCATTACGACCCCCGCCACATCCCCGACTCCTACTGGGAGTCGGTCGAAGATGGCAAGACGGGGAACCGTGAGCGACTGCTGAACGGCGAAACAGTCTAACGACGCAAAGAATTGAAGCGATAGCGTGAAGTCTTGGCGATGACCCCACCGCCTTCCCCCGGCGGCGGGACGGCCAGCCTCATCGGGGGGGCACAACCTTCCAAAAATGTTCGCAAGCAAGAACCCGAACGAAACGCCTGAACCGACTACCGAAGACGAACTCCTCGCCACCCGCTTAGAGTGCCTGTGGTTCGGCATCAGCGGCGTGGAAGACTTCGAGGGCCTGCTGTTCATCCGCGAAAACAACTCGATTCACGTCGAAGCCGACGGCGAGCGAAAGGGCGGCTCCTACCTCATCATCGACAGCGAAGAAGCGTTCCGTGGCCTCCTCAAGTGGGCAAAGGCCAAAGTGACCTGTTACACAGGCCGCACCAGCCCCGAGGGGGTGGGCCTATGAGCGTCGCTTCGCTCGGCGAACTGGCCGGGATGGAGATGCCCGAAACCGGCGATGAAGTGATGGCTGAAATCCCGTGGGAAGGCGTCGTGGTCGGCGAAGTCCTCGATGCTGGCCCCCGGTACACCATCCTGCTCGACGGGGGCGAGATGGTCGAAGTTGATGAACGAAACGTGTGGAAGAACGGCGATGGCTACTCCATCCGGCCTTCGGAGGTCGAAGGAAGAATCCGATGAGTGCCATCAGCAACCCCGGCGAAAAGAGATGTATCAGATGTGGCGAGAGTTTCATCCCGTGGAACACGGGACGGGGCCTCTACATCGGGTACTACTGCGGCGATTGCCACGACGAACGCACTGCGAACTAACGGAGACACAACCTATGAGCGAAACCACCAACGACGACAACGACCGCGCGAAAGACCTTGTGGATGAAGTGCTGACCTACCTCGGCCCCCGAGACGTGGCCCGAATCCTGCGGGATGGCGACCCCGAAGCGGGGGTGGAGCCGGTAACGCGAAGCGACGTGTTGGGGGCGTTGTCCCCCGACCCCGAGAACGGCATCACCCGAGTCACCATCGAGAACGTCGTGCGAAACGACGGCGAGTGCTTTCAGGGCCTCCGGCGGCTCATCACTTCGTGGGCAGAGCAAAGTATCAGCGAGCGTAACGCTTCGTCGCCCGGAGAGTTCGCTCGAATAGTGTCCTACGAAGTCGAAGACCTCCCGGCGTGGCTCGGCGAGGAAATCGTCCGTGAACAGGTTCACTACGCCCAAAACGTCCCCTACGACCACCCCGAAGACTTCGCTCGTGAACTCGTCCTTCGGCAAATACTGGCCGAGGAGTACGGCGCGGAAAACGTAGACACCCGCCGCCGCCTTTGGGATGAGATGCTGAAGTTCACGCTCTACGAGGTCGAAATCGCCTTCGACCTTTGGATGGAGGAGGGGCAACAGATGGCGACGGCCACGAAGTCGCGCCGGATGTGGCACACCTCGTCGGCAAAGGCTCACAACTTCTACCTGAGTGAACTGCGGCGTCGTAACGACGCCGAACTCGACGGAGGGGCGAACGACTTAACAGTCATCCACGCAGACGCTTACCCCGTGAAACGCTACTACCCCGAGTTCGACGCGATGGACGACCTCGAAGACTTCGTGTGGGGGCTGGAGTAATGACGACGACCGACGACCCCGAGGTATTCCGCGAGCGATGGCACGACCACGTTGACGACCTCGAAGGACTGAAGCAGACGCTTCACCCGGACGACTGGGACGAACTCGATGAAGCGATAGACTCGCTTCACGACATCGTGGACGACGCCGCCGACGACTACTCCGAGAACTAAGCCGCGGGTAATCAGGCCCCCGAGGGGTTCGACTCCCCTCCGGCTCCTGCCCACATCGAGTGGGTGAAACGCATAGCGAAAGAATTAACGTTACCCGCTTCATTTCTTCGGGGTGCCCAACCCCGTGAAGACGGCGGGACTCGACCGAAAATGATGGACACAACCACACCCGAGATGCCGCACCGCTACGAACTGCTAACGCAGGCTTCGACCCGTGAAGACGCCCTCGTCGCGTTTCACGAAGCGTTTGACGACGCCGAGAACTACACGGAGTTCTACGACTTCCACCGCTACGACGACGAGACTATTGGCGTGTTCTTCACCGCAGAGAACGCCATAGACACCGACGACGAGCCGATGGTTCTGTCGGTGGACGACATCGAGGCGTAGAGCGACGCAACCAACACACAACCTTCCAAAAATGAGCGAACACAACCTTCCGACGCAGGCCGAACAGGCAGACAACGACGTTGCGACCATCCCGAACGACGGCGACATCGTGAGTGCCGCCGAGGGCAAAGGCGAACTGAAGAACCTCGGCGTCATCGACTCCGACGACCCCCGAGCCGCCGCGCTCGGTGGAACTGGGTCGCGGGCGCTTCAGGTTGACCCCGACTGGATTAAGGAGGTCTTCACCGACCAGATTTACGGCGACGACGAGGTGTTCTTCCGTGAGTTCACGCAAAACGCAGAGACCGCGTGCCTTCGGGCCGCCCGGCTCGCCCTGAAGAACCACCCCGACTACGGGGCGGAGTGGCTTCACCACACCCTATGGGTGAACAAAGAGACGGGCGAGACGGTCGCTGTTGACGGCGACCGGCAGAAGATTCTCGCGCGGTATGCCGATGACCCCGGCGACTTGAAGACGATTACCGTCCCCCGCCACCTTCACGAAGTGGTCGAGGCGGCTCGCAGTATCGGCTACGACCCCACCATCGAGGTTGACCTTCACCACGACGAACGGAAGGTCGTCTTCACGGACAACGGCATCGGGATGACGCTCGAAGAACTCGACGGGGCGTACAACTTCCTCGGTCGTTCCGGGGCCGCCGTGGATGGCGACACGGGCGGCAAGTGGGGTGCGGGGGCGCGAACCTTCGCCATTATGACCGGGATGGAGGGGGGTATGGTCGGTGAAACCCGCTCCCGACTCCCCGACGACGCCGCCGTGAAGCAGGACTTCGACAACGACGGCCACCGGGCCTACATTTACCCCGGCGGCTACGACCTGCTCAACGACGAGGTGGACGACTTCTACGGCACCCGCTTCACCATCCCGATTCAGGAGTCCGTGAGCCTGAAGTCGTTCAAGTCGTGGGCGAAGAAGTTCGGAGCCGCGCTTCGCGTTCCGATGCTGTACCGCGAACACCGTTCGGGGCAGACCATCGTGAAGGAGGAGTACGGCGGCGAGTCCTTCGTGGACAAGTTCAACAACCCCCCGGTCGTCATCGACCGGCCCGGTGAGTTCACGGCGGTCGCTGGCCCGAACATCCCCGACAGCCACAAGTCGCCCGATACGTGGCTCGTTTCGATGGAAATTGACCGCAACACCGGGCAGAAGGTGAAGTCCTTCTGGAAGGTCGCGCTCCAAATCCACGACGAGCAGGGCCGCATCATCGCCGGGCCTCATCGGGGTGAGTACCGCAGTCAGGTGGACGAACTTCACGACGACGACATCATCCTGCCGGAGCCGACGGTTGACCGTGACCGCTTCCAGAAAGACAGCCACTCGAAGGCGTTCTTCAACTGGCTCTCCGAGCAGGTGAAGCAGGCCGAGTTCGAGGTCGTGAGCGACATCGCACAAGCGATGGCCGACCTCGACCACCCGGCTGAAGCCATCCAGCAGTACCCGGACGACTGGAAGGTCTTCAAGCGGATGGTGATGTACCACAAGTCGTACAGCACCTTCCGGTCGTCGCACAACTTCAAGTCGTTCCTTCGTGACCTCGAAGGCACGCCGGACTACAACGACAAGACGGCAGAGCGCGTCTACCTCTTGTTCAAAGAGGTTGACCACGCAAAGCGGAACACCTACTCGCCGCGGAAAAAGAAGTCCCGAAGCGAGACGTACCTCGGGGACATCCTCGCAAAGAGCGACCCGTCGCACGTCTTTATGGCCGCCTCGACCGGCGGCAACTTCGGCGACCAGTATAAGGTCGTCTACGAGACGTTCAGCGACGCCGCCGTCATCGTGACCGGCAGTGCCCGAAAGTACGAGGAGTACGAGGAGAACTTCGGGTTCAAACTCCTGAAGGAAGTCCCGCTCGAACAGAGCGACGACCACGACTTCACCGTTCCGCAGTCGGTTCACGACCGCCACAAGAAGCGGCAACAGCGGTCGGACAAAAAGAAGTCGAAGCCGCAGACGGTCGGCGACCGCATCCTGAAGTTCCGCACGAACAACCGGAACAAGCAAATCGACCAGCGGCTCTCCATCGAGCGGGTCAAAAAGACGCTCGAAGGCAACGGCAACATCGGCGGCCACAAAAACGTCGTGCTGTTCCTTCGCTCCGGCGAATCCATCAGCGACCACTACGACCTTCAGCGTCACGCCGCCATCGCCTCGGCGACTAACGCCGAGTACGAGGCCCTGAAAGACTACGACCGAGTGTTCACCTTCGAGGAGTTCAAGTCGTGGAGTGAGACGGCGGCCATCGCAACCGAAGACGGCGCGATGACCCCCGCCCAACTCAACGACGACGACCGCTTCGTCGCTCTGGTCTACGTCACCGCCCGAAAGCACCGCGAACTCTTGATGACCGACGGCTACCACAGCCGCCTTCGGCGGCTCGTCGCCGACTACACGCAGGGCGAGGTCTACTGGAATGACCCCGCGGAGAAGCCCGACGTGTTGCTGGCCGTGGCCGACAGTCGCACCCTGAAGCGAGCCGAGTACGCGCTCCGTAAGGAGTTCCCCAACCGCGAAAGCATCGTCGGCCTTCGCGTTGGTTCGAGCCACTACTACGGCTCGTGCGGCCTGAACTTCAAGCACATCTCGTCTTCGGACTTCAAGAAGTTGGAGACGAAAGCGAAGACCCCCGAGTGGAGCAACAACAGCGATGTCTACCGGCTGTTCCACAAGCAGAAGCGCGACGGCGTAGTTCAGGGCATCCTGCTCGGCTTCCACGAGGCGGGCCTCGACCCGACCGACCTCGAACCCGATGAGGCGCAGGAGTTCGTTGGCCGCGCTGGCCTCGTCGCTGAACTACTGGAGGAGTGAGATGAACCTACCTGAACCCACCTACAAGCCCGGCAAGCCGCACGAACACATCGACCCCACCGAGTACCACTCGCTGTTCGAGTACGAGGAGCGAACGCTCGGCGACCTATTCGGAGGTAACGATGCCTAAACTACTCGACAAGAACGACGCCAACCTGCTCGTAGAGAACGACGACGGCGAAATCGAACTCGTCCCGCTGTCTCCCCTGAACCGCCTGCTGTTCGACCACGGCCTATGGGGCCTGCTCCGCCGGGGTGATGAAATCCTCATCTTCGCGGCGAACGACGACCACCCGCAGGTTACAGTTCAGCCCGACGACGCGGCGGAAAACTACACCATCCGCATCGGCGACTACGACCCCCTTCACCTCGGGGTTCACCTGAAGACGAAACTCGTGGATGCTCTCATCGAGGTCTACGAAGAAGCCGACGGCGACGACCCTACCCCCATCATCCGGCTCTACGACAACGTTCGTGAAGGCCGGGTGCGGCGACGGGTCATCGACGGGCTGGCCGAACAGCCGCCCTTTGCGGGCCACGTTGAGGTGAACGGCGACGGCTGGCTCCTCAACGGCCACCTGCTCCTAACGTGGTCGCGGAAGTTCTACCACCCGGACACGACGAGCCGCCGAGTCGTGGGGTCGTCGGTGGCCCCCGGTTCCACGGAGAAGGCGTATCAGGTGCGCTTCGGCAACGCGCCGAGCGAGATGGAGCGTGAACTCACGGTAGACGGAGTGCGCTACCGGCTCACCAACGCCGAGATGGAGTTCATAGCCCGAGCGATGTGGGGAGTGACGGTCACTCCGGTCTGACGCAGTAGGCTAAGACCCCTCGGGGTTCACGACCCCGACTGCGTTTCGCGCCAACCCGTTGGGCGCACTACAAATGACGGCGGGACACAACCGAAAATGAACGACAACAACGACAACAACGGCGGCGAGTTCGAGTACGTGGTGCTGTTCGAGGGCGACGAATACGACGTGTTCCTCAGCGAGGAGGAAGCCGAAGACGTGGCCGAAGACCTCCGGTACGACTACCCCTTTGTGGACATCACCGTCGAGCCGCAGGAACTCGGTGAGTCTGGTTACTACGAGGCCGACGCCGAGGACATCAACGACGTGACGGATGAGGTCGAGGAGTCCTTCGTCTACCCGTTCTTGGAGCGGGCGACGACCGTCGATGAGTTCACGGCTGGCTTCCAGTCCACCCGCTGGAGCCTCGGCGACCACACGATGCGAAACGACCTCGACTTCGGCGACGCCATCACGGAGGCCGAAGACGTGAACCCCGAACTGGCGAGCATCCTTCAGCAGGCGCAGGGGATGGTGAAGTCGGCCAGCGTATCCGGCTTCGAGTGCCCGGTCTGCGGCCTGAACCACGGCCACAGCGACCAGAAGCACGACATCCGCACGGCGTTCAACGTCACGTCGCGCTTCGCTGACTCGATGGAGTTCTGCCCCTACTGCCACTGCGGCGTGAACGAACTGGCGATGCTGATGGACTTCTTCGGTCACATCAACACGCCCATCTTCACCGACGAGGCCGACTTCGGCCCGGTCAACGACCTGAGCAACGAAGACATCCGCGGCGTCGTCATCGAGATTCGAGACGCCCCGAAGGGGACGACCGTTCGCTCGGCCATCCGCGACGCCTTCGGCTCCCGTGACATCTCCGAGGAGATGTACGACGGCTTCGAGGCGTACTACCGCCGCCTGAAGGCGGTGAAGGACGCGGCGGGCCACGCCCCCATCTCGTCGGAAACCCGGCAGGAAATCGAAGACCTGCGGGACGCCGCCGAGGAGGCCATCAACGGGTAGTTCTTCGCAGAAAGAATTAATACTCCACGACTCTATTCTTTGAGTAGGGAGTAAGCGACCGACACCGACAGGGCGGCGGCGGGTTCGAGTCCCGCCCGGTGTCCTCCCCGCCAACGGGGCGGGATACAACCTTCCAACTATGAACAACCAAATGACGGACGAAGTTGCGGCGTACATCCACGGTATCAACGGCTTCGACGTGACGGACTCGGAGAACACCGACCTCGACCAAGTGCCTGACAGGGCTTACATCCAGTTCGCTGGCGAAAGCGAGCGACGCACGACGGCGGTCGGTGGCCTCTCTCCGGGCCTCGCACGGCGGGCTGAGAACGACGCGATGGTCGCCGAGATGATGGGCGAGGGCATCGGCATCCGACTGCTCATCGAGCGAGCGATGCTCGACCCGGACGCAGAGGTGATTCCAATTGGCGGTCAGTGAATCTATGATTCACCCCGATGAGGTTGGCAAGCAAGTCATCCCCATCGACCGCGCCCGGCGGTTTCACCCGAGCGATTACCCCCACCAGCCCGAGGCGTACCACGTCTGCTCGCATTTCCGCCAGCGGATGAAAGAGTCCGAGCGGTTCCTCGACGGCGAGGTCATCGCCCGCTGTATTGTCGAGGGCGACTTGAAGGACAACGGCGACGGTTGTGCGGCCTTCTCGTGGACTCGCAACGGCGACGGCGTGGAATACTGGTTCCTCGCGGGGTTTCATCTCGACGGCTATCGCATCGCGGTAACTGCGTGGCCGTATCTCCGCGACCGGCAGAAGGCCCTGAAGTCGGGCTGGACAGACGACGAACTGGACACCATCGAGGCGTTCAATAAGAAGTCGCGTAACTACCGCCGCTTCAGCGAGGAGTGGGCGGAGTACGTGAACTGGAGCAAGAGGCACGCATGAAGTTCCCGAAGCCGTCGGTTCGTATGGTGGAACGCACCCCTCGGTACTCTCCGGGGTTCAAGTACCGGAGCATCATCACACCGAGAGGAATCTACAGGTCTCTCACAGTACGACTCCCGGTAGTAAATCGTTCTGTGATACTCGGGCTAAAACCCGATGACCCCGCCGAGTTCTATACAGAGTCTCAACAGGGTGAGAGCCTATGACTACTGATACTCGAACTCCGGCGGAGGTCAAAGAGAACTACGTCGGCTACCACGAGTGCGAGGCGATGCGGCACCTTCGCTTCGCGGGCCGAACCCCGGCTGACATCGCCTTCATGCTCGAACGAAAGGAGGCGACTGTCCGGCGTCACATCGACGGGGAGTGTGGTCATCCGTGACCCTCGAATCCGCTATTCTCGGCGGGCTGGCCGTCGTTGGTGCGGTGTTCCTCATCATCGTGGTTCCGCTCATCCTCGCGGGGTTAACCGCCCCGCCTCGGATGGAGCCGCTACCCCACCACGAGCCGCCGGAGATGCTGACGTGGGATGAACACGTCGAGAAGTACGGCCCCGACGACCCGGTGATGAAAGAAGCCCTGAAGACAGGCGAAGTTGACGACCCCGAGTTCAGGAAGAAGCACGAACTCCCGCCCTACGATGAGTGAAATCACGACAAACGCCCGGACTGAAGAACAGACGAAAGAGTACGACGGCTACCTCGTCGTGAACTGGCGAGATGACGACATCCGCTTCAGGAAGACGGCACCGGCTTCGGGCCGGTCGTCTCCTTACGAGGTCGCAGTCCCGATGACGCTCGCCGTGAACGTCCCGACCGTCGAGGTCGAAAGCATCGAGGCGAACATCACGATTCCTCCGGCGCAGGTCGAGGAGGTCGTGACCGAGGCCGTGGAGGTGGCCGAAGATGGAGATGAGTGAGCCACAGTACGAGTGCGAAACGTGCGGCTCCCGCTACTACGGCAAGCAGGTAGCCGACGAGTGCTGTGAAGGCGTAGAGTAAGACTCCACGGGGTTCACGACCCCGACGCCTCATCGGACGAAGCCGCCTGCGTCCTAAAACAAAGACGGCGGGACACAACCTATGCCCCGACGAAGCACGAAACCCGACGACGTGGTACAGTTCGCAGGACTCACCCGCCACAACAACGTGGAACTCTCGGAGAAGGCACAGCAGGCCGCCTCCGTGGATTACACGGGCAACCTCGGCACCGAGGTCTACCCGGACGACATGCCGGAGACTTCACTGGCGACGGCCCTTCGGGGCCTCGAACGCGCCGAGCCGACGACCAACGCTTGGAAGGTGCCCGAGCAGGTCGCCAACCGCCTCGACGTGGACACCATCAACGAGGACTCGCCCGATGGGGTCGAAGCCTTCGAGACGGCACAGGGAGACATCTTCATCGCTACCGACCGCTTCCAGTCGGTCGTTTCGCCCGACAAGATGACGGAGTGGGTACAGGGCGAGTTCCGCAAAGAGAACAATAACCAGTGGCGTGACCCTCTGTGGCACGTCCCGACCACCGACTACACCATCGTCAACCCGATGGACTTCTACGAGCCGCTGGAGCAGGCGCTTCGTGATGAAGACCTCGGCGACGCGGTGTTCGGTGAGGTTCGCACCTACAAAGGCGGCGGCGAAGTTCACATGGAACTCTTGTTCGACGCCTTCAGCATCGACATCGGCGACGACACCGAGGGCGGCCCCATCCTGCTCGGCATCCGCACGGGGTACGACTACTTCGGCGGAACGGCCCTCTACGCGGAAGGCTTCGCCCAAGACCGCTACTGTCAGAACTCCATCCGCAACATCACGGAGGAGAAGACCCGGCGGCACGTCGGCGAGCCGTCCGAAACCCGCGAGTGGTGGGACGACATCCTCGCCGAGATGGACTTGATGACCGACCGGCTCGCCGAGGTCATCGAGGAAGCGAACAACATCGAAGTGGACTACCTCGACTTCGAGTTCTCGGAAGTCACGGGCCACAACGACGACCTTCAGGCGTGGTTCGAGATGGCCGGGTTCCCGACCTACCTCGCCCGCGAAGCCGCCTCGAACGTTCGGAGCCGCGCCGAGAACCAGTTCCTCCCCACGATGTGGGAACTCCACTCCGGCGCGACCTACGCCATCACCCACCACTACCGCGGTGGTGAGAACACGAGCCGCCTCAACGACCTCGTGAACGCCTCGAACGACATGGTGATGAACCCGGCGCAGGCCATCAACACGGTCGATGCTCGGGCCGAGCAGTTCGCCGAGCGTCGTCGCCGTGAAGCCGAGGGCGAGGGAGAACTCGATGAGTTCTCGTACTCCGCGGCGGTCGAGAAGTTCGAGCAGAACATCAGCCACCAGCGCGACGAGTTCGAGACGCGGCAGGAAGAACTCCGCACGATGCTCGTCACCGCTGGCGGCGAGACCGAAACCGACGAGGGCGAGGAGGCCGCCTAAGCCTTCATGGGTGATGACTTCGGCTTCGCTGACGACCCGGACTGGTCGCTTAAACTCGGTGATGGCCCCATCCGGGTCTACACCGACGACGAGACGGCGACAGTCGTCTACGAGCAGGGCGAAACGCACCAGCACTTGTCCCCCGACAGAGCGCGGGAGATGGCGACCGGGCTGGAGCGAGGCCCCGACGACGCAGAACGCATCGTGGAAGAACTGCGCGAGGCCGCCGACCGCATCGAGGGCACATGAACGAGTGTGACTTCTGCGGCGGGCCTCGAATCAACGGTCTCCCCATCCGGCGAGACCCACGAACCGGGGGCTGGACGCGCGCCAACGGCGTGAACCCGTCCTCGAAGTTCGCTTGTCGGTCTTGTGCGAAAGACCGGCTCGAAACCACCGCCGAACGCTAACGACGTAACCGGGGTCACTCCCCGGCGGCGGTTTCTCCGCCCAACGGGGGCGGGACACAACCTATGAACAACAAGCACGCGGAACAGATAGTCGCATCGCTCGGCAACGAGGAGGCTGAGGTCTAATGGTCGGGGGCAACTACCCGCCGGGAACCTCCCGGCGTGACCTCATCCGCGGCGGCATCATCGAGCCTCACGCTCACGAACACGAGTGGGAACTCGGCGACATTGACAACCCCGTAATCGAGGATGGCGCGGCCATCTTCCACGAGCGTTGTCGCTACGTCGAGGGCCGGTGGGGCGAGGGGTGGTCGTGTGAGGAAACCCGCACGTACCGCTTCGAGTACGATGAACTCGACACCCCGGACGGCGACCGCATCGACCTGCCCGACATCACCGAGTGGGACGACGTTTCTTCTTACGCCGAAGAACGAGTCCTCCACATCGAGCAAGCGTTCCACGAAGGGAACGAGCGAGTAGACATCCACGTAGACCCCGACCCCGACTCGGGGTGCGTGGAGTTGGAGATGGACGGCTACACGCTTCGGTATAGCGCGGAGTAGTCCGATGAGGCCGCCGAGTGACCGACGTACTCCCCCGGAGTGGTGGGAACACGCCAACGAGGAGTTGACGTGTGACTGCGAGATGGGGGCGACGCGAGTCAAATACGAACACCCGTTCACCCGGTTCGTGTGTAACTCACCCGACTGCGAGGAATCGTACTGTCGGGTGATAGGCGACAGATGAGCCGGGGGTACTGGGTCGGGCGGTCGTTTTACTACGGCTACAAATGCGACGGCTGTGGTAGAAAGTCGTACCAACTGAAAGACGGATGGAAGCAGACGCGCTGGCCGACGCCGGACGCTCCCGGCTTCAGCGACGCGCCTGTTGACCTCTGCCCCAACTGCGATGAACCAGACCCGGAGTTCATCGAGGAAATCTCAACCATAGGGACAATCAAATGAGCAAAAGCGAGCGAGACCTCACCGAAGAACTCGGCCCTTCCCCAAACCCCTTCTTCGCTAAGAAGGGCGAGCCGTGGAAGGACGCCAAGTTGATGGTGAAACTGAACGAGAAGCACAAGTACCAGTATGAAATCGCCCACGTCCTCGGGTGTTCCGAAAGTCAGGTGTCGTACTGGATGAACAAAGCGTTAGAGGAATACCAGCCGGAGCCGAGCGCGGAGGAACTGGAGTGCGAATACTTCGAGGTCTGCGGCAACGAGACTCCCGGCCCGAACAACGGACTGTGCGACACCTGCTTGTCCATCGCCCGCCACAACGCCGCCGCGGAGGAGCCGATAGACGCTTCAGACTCGGACACGATGCTGGAGCATATGAGCGAACTGTACGCGGCCTACGACGAAGACGAGGTGGTGTGGTGACTCCGAGCGTTCCGGTTCGTGTGCCGGGTCATCGGCTTCAGGGCGACGACCAGCACCCGGAGCGGGGACTCCATCACGTCAGCGAAGATGAAGCGGTTCAAATAATCCGCGGTATGGTTGCTGAACTGGACGAGGCGCACCGGGAGGAGGTGCGTACTCTGACCGAAGACGCGAGCGATTAGCCCATCTTGTCGAGGGCGTCGCGCCGGTCTTCCACGGATACGTTGTCGTATTGCATGGTCGTCTTCGGACTCTTGTGTCGGAGTTGACTTTTCGCGGCCTTCAGGTCGCGGTGGTGCGCCATGTGAGTCCCGACGGAGTGACGAATCGTGTACCACGACATCTGCCGGTTCTCGTAGTCGATGCCAGCCTCGTCGCAGAGCCGCTTGATGAGGCGAGACAGGCTCTTTGAGCCGTGGGGGTTCCCGTGGCTGGTAAGCCACAGGAGTTCGGAGTCATCATACCGAGGACGGTTCTCCCGCTCTCGGAGCCACCGTTGAAGCGCAGTCGTTGTGCGGTCGGTGAGCGTGACTGTCCAGTTCCCTTCGTTCTTCGAGGAGTCCTCGTGGGGGATGCGAAGGACGCCGTTCTCGGTGTCCACCCACGAGACCTTCGCCTTGCCGACCTCATCGGGTCGGAACCCGGCGTCGAGACTGGCCCAAACGAGCGAGGTGACTTCCCACCCGTCAACTTCGCCCCAGTCCTCGGGGGTTACGTCCTCGTAGGGCTTGCCGAGAATCTTCGAGATGTGTTGCTTCCAGCCGCGACGCTCCGCTGGTGACAGCGAGTTGTAGGCGGGGATGTTCCCGGCGTTGAGGGCGGCCTGCCTGACGGCGCGGCGTTCCTCCGCCGAGAGGTAGTCGCGGGGTTCGAGGTTTCCGCTGGACGAGCGGAACGAGACTTTGAACTCCCACTCCGGCTCGCCGGTCGTGTGCTGAAGCCACTTGTTGAGGTGTTCGATGCCTTCCTGAAGTTTGCCTTTCTCGACCTGCCCTTTGTCGGAGTAGGCGAGGTGGTCGATGTAGTCGTGAGCGTCCTGCTCATCGGGTGGGTACTTGTATTCGTCCCGCTGTTCCCACACCCACTGGTCGAACCGAGCCGTCCGGTAAGCGTCGCTATAGACGGTGTATGGCGCGTATCCTGACGCGCGGTGGGGGTTCTTCCCGACGTTCAACAGCCATGACAAGAACTTCACTCGTTGGTCTTTGTAATCTACGAGTTGCCGGTCGGTCAGCGCGCCGTCCAGCGTTTTCGGGACGACGACGATGCTTCGACCGGGGTCGAGATTGTGCTGTACGTCTACGTCGCAGTTTTCGAGGGTGATTGGTAGGTCTGCGTTCATGGGTTGACCTACCGAAGTAAAAATCGCAAGACGGCGGAGCCGTCTGATGCGTGGGACCGGATTTGAACCGGCGGACCTCTACAGGACAGCGCCCTCAACGCCGCGACGGGCCTGCGGCCCGTAACGACGGCCTGACTTAAAGTACCCACCCGATTTCTACTTCGGTAACGGTACTTTCCGGGGGTTGCTTATAAACGTTACTGCGGCACAGCGATACAAACTAACTCCGTTCTATGAGCCGATGAGGCCCGCAAATGAGAATCGTCTTTGAACCGTACCGCGACAACGGCTCTCGTAAACCGTATGCCGCGATACGTACTCAGGGGAGGTACTGATGCGCTCGATACCACGTCATCAGCGTATCGAACGTGTCCTGCTCGGCGGCGGCTCGGTTCGGGTAGAAGTGAAACCCCACGTTGTACCACTTCTCCCACTCCCGAACCGTCCCGGCGATTTGATTCGGGTACACCTTCCTGAACTTCAGCAACTCCGAATAGCGATTCTGGAAGGTCGTCCACGGCTCGGCGACGTTCACCTTCAGCGGGTCATCCCACGACTCGGCACGCTTAATCTCCGCCTTGAAGCGTTCCCGACCGTGAGTGATGGACTGAAGGAAGTCCTGCCCCGACTTCCGCTCGACGGCGAACTCGGGGATGTAGGTGTCCAGCCGCTCGTCGTAGTCGCAGGCTTCAGGGATTGTGTAGTCCCCGGTTTCGAGCGTCACGTTCTCGACCTCGACCGGGTAGTCCTCGAACGACCAGCCTTTCTGTTCTCGATTGTCGGCAAGAATAGTCAGAACAGGCATTACAACCCCGTGCGAGACTTCACCTTCATGACCGTGGACATCTGCTTCGAGACAGACATGTCCAACTCGTCGGCCATTTCGGTGAACATCGGGTCGTTGTCTTCCTTCTGTGGATGCGGCCAGTATCGAGTACCGTCAGGATAGTCAGCGTTCGCTACAACAGCGCAGACAGCAAAGATAGTGTGTTCGACTGGAGGGCCGAAGTAGTCGAGTTCATCGAAGATTTCACGGCCACGTTCCTTCTGGAACGGCGTGAGTTCAAGTTGCGAGGCAACGGCGTCGAACCTGTGGAGGTCGTCCTGCCGGTGCATCGCCTTCTTATTCTCGCGCTTCGGGCCGTTCCAGAGACCTGTGTTGTAGGCCCGAAGTCGTTCGTATTTCTCCCGTTGGGAGGGCGGTGCTTCACTCGGTTGAATAGTAGTCGCGTTCTCGGTGTCTGAAGTAAGGACACTCGGCGGTTGCTTCTCGGAGATGTGTTCCATAGATACCAGAGGGCAGAGACCAGCGGGGACCACCTCGTCAGCGTGACTTCACACAGAAGATTTCACGCTCTCTCTAAGGGGGAGACTACAGAGGGGGATACTCTAAGAGATAGAAACTCTAAGAGTAGAAACTCGTGCTGTAACTCGATGAGGCTCGGTAGTGTAGAACGCTCTCTTACTACGCTCTCTAACAGAGAGTAGTATAGAACGCGAAGTAACCCAAGAGGAGAGGTGAGGGACACCAGCCCGATTGCCCTCACTAAACTAAACGCTCCCCGAAGACTTAACTCTGTCGGGGTCAATTCTATGAGCAAGAACACAAATGACAGAACAAGCAATAGCATTAAAAGGCACAGCACTCCAACCAACTCGTATGGAACGAGACCACGTAGCCCACCTCGCCGGAGTCTTCGACGTAGTAGGCAGTGTGACAGCCCAACTCACGAAAACCGAAGACACTCGCATCGGCTTCCGCTTCCACCCACTCATCCGAATCAACCGCCCCGAAGACCAAGAAGTCCTGATGGGGAAGTTGGACGCCTACTGCGAAGACTACGACGTAGACCACAGCATCACAAAGCGAAGCGACAGCGGCTCGTTCGTCTTCGAGGCCAAAAGCCCCGAGGGCATCCGCAACTTCTTGATGCCGATGATGGACTACCTCGTCGTTAACCACGAAGAAGCCATCATCATGCTCGAAGAAATCCTCCCCCGAGTCGAAGACGACCTCCACCTGACCGAGGGCGGCCTCATCGAGATTATGGGCTACGTAGACCGCCTTCGAGAGACCTCCCGCTACGGAGCCGAGGCTAAGTACACGCAATCCTACTTCGAGGACTTGTGGAACGCAGAAGAAAACTAAGAGAGTTTTTCGCCCATCTCCTGAAGGGCTTCTTCTACCGCGTCGGCTTGGTCGTCCCGGCCCGAAGCGCGGAGCCGGGCGATGAAATCATCGACCGTCTCATCTTCGCGCCGCTGTCCTTCCTTCCGCTGACGGGTCGAGGGCATCACCGCGCCTTCTTGGACGACATCAATAACGTTCTTGTTGTCGTCAACCCGGACGATGGGGCACTCGGTCGCCTCGGGGAACTCGTCGCGGTCTTTCGGGTGATTCATCCGCCCGACGACCTGCCCGAAGTGAATTTCGAGGCCCTGCTTCCCGCGGAACACCTGCCGACAGTACGGGCACTGCCGGGCGACTTCCTCCTGCTCGCGTTCTTCGGGGTAGTCCACCTCGACTTCTTTCTCACCGACGACCTCGGCGTGTTCAACGTCGAGATTCGGCGGTATGTCACCTGATTCACCGTGCGCTTCGTCGCTCTTACGGAGTACGTGAAGGTGCAAAGCGCGAGAAAGAACTTCTTTCTCGCACTGTGAACCGTCGGGGTATGTGGCAGGACAACGAACCACACGCTCGTTGTTCTTGTGTGTCCTCTCACCCCCGCTCTTGCTTTGGCTCATAACCAACGATGAAAGAAAGAACGCCCAAAGACTTAATTGTTGCTCACCAGATGTGCGGTTTCGTGAAGGATACCGTACATTTCAGGCTCTCCCAAAGAATTGAAGCCGACAGAGTTAAGTCATCAGGTCGCGTTTAGTTTAGTGAGGGCGTTGCCCCAACGGGCGGCGAACCTCGTTCCGAGGACACACCCCCCGAGGCCCCCCGCCTCTGTTCTGACGGTCATCAATCCTTAAGAGCGGGCGCGGCGTGGGTTCTCGTGAGGGCTTGTACGGCCCTCGGAAGGTTGTGTCCCGCCGTTAGTTCCGGTAGGGCAGGCGGCCTTCGCGCCGCCTTTTACACTGAACCTCCGAGGAACGCCTGAACTGATTTTGGCCGAAACCCGAGGACTGCCGCCAACGCAAAAGAGCAGTCCACCATCAAATCACCTGTTACACAACTCGTCGCCTATATTAGCCGGACTGGTCGCCCGGCCCGAGGTTAACCGCACGTTCTTGGGTAGCCTAACAGCGAAACCGCGTGGCACAGTGTGGTAGCAATCAAGTGACAAGCAAGTGGTGGCGTGTGACGAGCGTCACCTTAGAAGCCCTGTGGTGTAGCGGCCAATCATCCGAGTCTTTGGAACTCGGGACCGCGGTTCGACTCCGCGCAGGGCTATGCGACCCGAGCAACCTTCCAAACCATGAACCTGACAGTAGCCATCGCAAGCGTCGTCGCGGCGCTTAGTCCGTTCCGTAGCACAGCACCCGAACGCCCCATCAGCGGCGCAGAAGCCGTCGAGGCCGCCATCAGCGAGGTCGAAGCAATCACCGACCGCGTGTTCGAGGCGACGCTCGGCGAGCCGGACATCAAAGACTTCGGCGGGTACTTCCAGCCCGACTGGAAGGTCGTCGTCCCGGTCTCCGCGAGCGACTACGAAGACCCCGGCTCGCTGGTCTTCGACCTCCCCCGAGGCCGGAACGACGACGACTCGCTCCTGTACGTGCTGATGGACGCAGTGGGCGCTGACGAAATCGCTGACATCCGCGGCGCGACGGTTCCGATGGAAATTGTCGGCGGCAACCCGATGGTTCTGTGGGACGCGGTGCGAGCCGATGACGCCGACGACGAAGAACTCGCCGAGGCATACAAAGCCGCCGCGGAGCGCGACAACGAAGACGACGTTCCGGGGTGGGAAGACGATGAATAACTGCCGCTGTCGCCCCTGCGGCGACCTCTGCCGGTGTTCTTGCCACGACGAATCTCGCAGTCTCTCTCCTGTCTCTCTCCCTCCTGCTACTCCCGACCACGAACTGATACGAAAGCGTCTACCACCTGCTGTCTAACCCCGAGCCTCATCGGCTCAAATCCCACAATTTGTTTCCGGGGCTTCCCGCCCCGGCTCCCCCTGATGCTATCTCCCTCCTCCTTCGCTCACACCGACGCTGGCGCACGTAAACACTCTACGTCGGCGGTTCGACTCCGCCGGTCGGCATCCGCGGCCTACTCCACCGCGGAAAGAATTGACTCGGCAAGACTCAACTCTTAGCGATAGAGTTAAGTCTGAACGACTCAATTCTTTGGGTAGGCACGAACGACGTGCCCTACCGGAACTCGGAGCAAACACAACCACAACACAACAATGTCCCGATACAACTCCTACAGCGGAAGCGGCACCGGCTCCTCGACCAGCGGCGGCGACTTCGATGACATCACGCTGAAACTCCAGAAGTACAGCGCGCTGTCCGTCGTCGGCAACCGCGTGAACGCCTTCGACTCGCAGTACGGCGACACGTTCGTCGTCGGCTTCGAGGACGTGAAGGTGCTGGACGGCATCGTCTTCCAGCGCGAGGACAAGCCCGATACGTGGAAGGTCTTCTCGCCCGGCAAGTTCTTCGACGTGGACCCGGACACGGGCCTCGTCCTGAACCGCGACGGCAACGAGATGACCGCCGAGGAAATCCTCAACCACCCGCGCGTTCTCGGCTTCTCCGAGACGTTCGGCGGCAACGACTACTTCTACACCCCCGTTGGTGTGGCGGTCGAGGCCGGAGACGACATCGAGGTCAACAGCGACCTCGACGTGGAGACCGAAGACAACGCCATCGTCGTCGGCGAGGTCTCGATGCTCCTCAAGAACAAGTCGTGGGTTCGCACGCTCGCCAAGTTGCTGACCGCCGAAGGTGACGGCATCATCAACGACGACGGCGGCACCCGCGAAGACGGGAACCCGAAGTACGAACAGCACGGCTGGCTCACCACGATGGACCCGGCCATCCGCGACGGCATCGAGGGCCGCGAGATGGAACTGTTCATCATCGAGGAGTCGCTGGAAGGCGACGACGGCGAGGTGACGTACTCCACGCCCATCCTCCTCGACTCGAAGACCGGCGAGCGCATCACCATCGACAACTTCGGCGACGGCGACGGTGGGGCTGACGAGGCCGCTGACGCGCCCGAGCCGGAAGCCGAGGCAGAACCCGCGAAGGCCACCGACGGCGGCGCACAGGCCGCGCAGGCTCCCGCGGAGACGGCTGACGACGAGGCCGACGAGGCCGACGACGAGGGCGACAGCGAGGCCAACATCCCGGCTGTGCTGGACGACCTCATCAACTACTTCGCCCGCACCGACGGCTCGGTCGAACCCGAAGAACTCCGCGAGTTCGCCGCCGACGAGGTGGACAACCCGGACGACGTGGACTGGGACGCCGCGGCGGCGGAAGTGGAGGCTCGGGCCTAATGCCTGAGTACGGCTTCGTCGTTACCGTCCCGAACGGTGACGAACAAGAGTACCGGACTTCGGGTGCGAGTCTCGACGCCGAGGCGGCGGTCGAGCGGTGCTACTCGAAGTATCCGCAGGGCCGCATCACTCGCGTCCTCTACGGCGACGTGGACGACGCAGACCTGACGCCTCCGGGTGAGGAACCCGATGAGGCCGCCGACGAGGAAGACGCGGAAGACGACGGCGACGACGCTACGGGGGTAACTGAGTCGCCGCTGAACCCCGCCGACTTCTCTGTCGCTGACCTGACCGAGCAGATGAACGCCCGCGACCTCTCGGTCGCTGAACTGGAAGCCCTGCTCGAAGCCGAGCAGGCGGATGGCGACCGAACGACCGCCGTGAGCGCCATCGAAGACGCCATCGAGGACGCCGATGAGTAACGACGTAGACCCGGACGCCTACACCATCACGCTCGCCGACGGTTCTGAAGTGAGCGTCATCGAGTTCCAGACCGAGGCCACGCTCTCGGCTGGCAAGAAGGTACAGGTCGAGCAGTTCGAGCCGATAGACGACCGCGCGACCATCACCGTCGCCAAGCCTGACGGCATGAGCGCCGAGGACTGGACGGCGGTCGTGATGCACAACGCCCGGTACGCTCGGGATGTGTGCGAGACGAACGTCGCTCGCCGCTACGAGGAACACGTTCGCAAAGCGGCGTTCGGCGACGAGTAGGCACGAAACCGCACCCGCTCCCCGCACTCTTGTTACGGGGGTAACTCACGCGGTGAGTGGGCCACCGATACATCACAAATGGACATAGATAGCATCAGGACTCCGACGTTGTACGAAGTATCGAAAATGAAAGAGGATTGGGGCCTCGAAGGTGAAGAACAGACTCACCTCGTCCTGTTCCTCTCGTTCATCAAAGGCGGGTTCGTCATCATGACGGGCCTCTCATCCGGCGGCAAGAACGCCGTGGTCAACTCCGCGGCGTACTGTACGCCGGGCGGTGCGGAAGAAGCCGAAGACTCTGACTGGGTGTATCAGGTCTCGACTTCGCTCTCGAAGACGCAACTCTACTCCGACCACGAGGTCGTGAACTCGAAGCCCGTCCACGTCCACATGGACATTTCGAGCCTGCGCGACAAGCAGTTCCTCGAAGACGTGTGGAAGGCGCACGGTGAGGGCAAGTCCATCACCCACTCGTGGACTGAAGTCATCGGGCAGGAGCGACACAGCCGCTCGCAGACGCTCCACCCGCCGAACTGTATGGTGCTGTTCCTCGCCGAGGACAACCAGCAGGTCAACCTGAACGACTACGCCGAGGTTCGGAACCGCGCGCTGGTCGTTCCGATTGACGACTCGCAGGAACTCACCGAGAAGGTCAACACCCGACAGGCGAAGCAAGAGGCGGGCCTCATCGAGGACAACCTCACCCCGGAGCGCACCGAGGAAATCCGCAACTACGTGGACTCCATCCCCACGTCTACCTACGGCGACGGCGGCTCGGGCGGGATGCTCAACCCGGTCGCGGTTGCGATAGACGAGCAGAACCCGCTCCCACAGCACTTCACTGAGGCTCGCCGTGACTTCCCGCGGCTCCTCAACTTCATGGAAGCGGTCACGTTGTTCCACTACAACAACCGCCTCGAAGTGCCGAACAAACTGATGGGCGACGCCGCGCAGGGGATGGTCACGATGCTCGTGACGCCCGCCGATGCGTGGCTGGCGATGCGGGTGTTCGGCGAGACGATGGTGCTGTCGGCGCTGAACCTCCGCGACAAGCACTTCGAGTTGCTATCCATCCTGCGTAATCGGCCCGATGAGGCCCTGAGCGCGGACGAACTTCAGATGGAGATGCGCTCGCGGGGCTACAACATCACGACGCCCGACGTGCGCTCTGCGATGGACGACATGCAGTACAAAGGGTACGTCCGGCCCGACAAGTCCGGCTCCCCCGTCGTCTACTCCGCGACGCCGTTCGCCTCGAAGGCGCGGCGGTACGTGGACCTCGACTGGTCGCAGGTCGTGGAGACCACGAAGGAGACCGCGGCAGAAGCCCTGCCCGGCAAAATTGGCGACCAGTACATCGACCGCTTCTGTGAGGGTGAGGGTCTGCTCGTTACGCACCCCTTCACCGGAGAGACGGTCAACCTGACCGAAGCCACGGCGAACGAACTCCAGCAGAAAGAGGAACAACTGGCCGACGAAATGGACTCGCAAGTCTTCGACAACGACGACGATGAGCCTGACGCGGGCAACGATGACGGAGGGCTGGCTTCCTTCACATGAGCATCTGCGCCTGCTGTAACCGACCGATGGAACCCGATTGGGCACAGGAACACAACCTCTGCCCGGTCTGCTGGCGCTCGGGGTGTACCGCGTTCCACTCCAAGCACTCTGAAGGCCAACTCGCAGTTCACGAGGAAAAGAAACTCGAAAAGCGGAAACGCGAACACCAAGCCGAACTCGAAGCATGAACTGGGAAAAGTCACTGTGGGACGCCTCGAAGGTGTACGGCCCGGACTTCCCACGACGCGGCTCCGATGATGGGACAATCCAAGCCCGGAGGGACAACCGCGCCGAGTTCGTCGCGGGACTGAAAGCGGCCTCCGAAGGCGGGATGCCGGGGTACTACTCCGTCTACTCGTTCCCGTGGGGCCACCCGATGCACGAGAACATCCCCCGCGTTGACTGTATCTTCATCGACCTCGACGTGGCCGATGGAAAGTACGACCCCAACCGGGGGAACACGGACTTCGAGGACTGGCGGCGTGCCATCAGCGCACTGCTCGCCCGAGCGCGGATGATAGCCTCGGCGCTCATCGAGTCCGACGCCGCACAGCACTTCCGGGCTGTCTTGTCGGGCCACAAAGGCATCCATCTGTACCTCGACTTCCCGCCCATCTCCCCCGAAGAAGGGGAGTTCCAGCAGTTCAAAAACGGCCTCCGGTCCTACGGCGAAGAAGTCGTGGACTGGATAGATTCGATGGCTGGCGGCGTGAACATCCTCCCGTGGGTTGACGTGGACGCTTCGGACCTCGCCCGGCTCGCCCGGCATCCGAACACGCGACACCACGGCGCGGCCTACGACGACGTAGACCGCTGGTGTGTTCCCGTCACCATCGAAGAACTGTCTGAAATCACGGTAGACGACTACCTCGAACTCACGAAGCGCCCACGTCCGATGACGCCGGAGATGGAACGAAACCCATCAGAGCGCGCCGGGCGGCAGGTCATCCAAAAGATACGGACGGCCTCGGTGAGTTCGTCGCGCTCCGGCTCAATCTCGCGGTACGACCCGAAAGCGGTCAAGAACTACCGCGAGAACGCGAACGACAACATCGAACTCGAAGACCTACTCGACCCGCTCATCACGGGAAACAAGCCGTGCATCCGCGCCTTCCGAGAGCGTGAAGACGCCTACGAACACGGCCAACAGTCCCGTATGATGGAACTCTCCATCATGGGCCGATTCATCGACATGGGCGTTCCCATCGAGGTGATGCACGAGTTCTTCGAGGTCATACCCGGCTACAGCGAAGACTACACGGAAGAACTCATCACCGACCTCATCGGTCGGGGATTCAAAGAGTTCAACTGCGAGAACATCGCTGGCGGCTATGACCAAGACGGTCAGCCGGTTCGAGGCAGAGCAGAGGAGTTCTGTCTCGGTTCGGAGTGCGGCGTCTACTCCCGAAACGACGACATCCAACTTCACCGACGAACCGCGCGGTAACTGTCCCTTCCCCCGTTGCGCCTTTTCTGAACAGGCGCTACCTCCACCCTTACATCCGACTTCATGCGAACTATCGCCGAACTTAGAGAATCCGAACAGAACGTACTTACTCTGCTGGATGAGCCGACTACCTATGCCGAACTCGCCGAAATTCTGAACATCAGCGAGTCCACAGCGAGAGACCACGTAGCCGCCATCCGCCGAACGGGTATTCCGCTCGGTGAAGACACAGGAGAGAACGGTGCGAAACTCATCTACCGCTCAGAAGAAACCCAAGAGTCGCTGGAACGTCGGCGTCCCGCGCCGATGTCCTCGAAGGCGTCTCACACCAAGAGCAAGCGAGAAATCCTGAACGAACTTCGTGACTGGCTGGCCGAAGACCTCACGGGTCGAGCAGTCATCCCCGACAGTCCACCACCGGCTCGTGACTCCCACGAGGACATGGTGGTGCATCGTTCCGATGACCACGCCGGGGCGTGGTACGTCAACGACGGAGAGGAAAACGCCTACGACGCGGAAATCTTCGCCCAACGAGTGCGGGCGGTGAACGACCGCACGTTCCGCCTGAAGGAGCGCCAAGAAGCCGCCGGAGTGAACTTCGATACGTTCCACCTCCTGCTCGGCGGCGACGGCGTACACGGTGAGGGCATCCACGGCAATCAGCCGTGGGAAACTGAACTGGACCTTGTGGAACAAATCAGCCTGTGGGTGGACCTCTACACCGAGTTCATCGACCGGGCAAGCGACGAGTTCCCCCACGTCCAAATCGTCTGTCAGCGGGGCAACCACGGGGAACTTCGCGGCGATGGTATGTCGCCGGACGCGAACGCCGACGACATCTGCTACATGATGCTCGAAAAGCGCATCCTCGACCGCGGCTACGACAACATCTCGCTGATTTGGCGTCGTGGCGGCGGCTACTACACGAACTTCAGGATGCGAGTCGATGAGCAGGAAGACCAGCGGCGGGCCGACGCACTGGGACTCGACTCGGTGAGCGACCTCCCGCCGGAGTACCAGACGGGGCACCGTGGGCACCTTCGCCACGGTCAGAAGTCCCTGTTCCACATCGGCACCTCATCGGGTCAAAACAAGTGGCGGCACTGGATGCACGACCGGCACAAAGCCGACATCGGCTACCGGGGTCACTACCACGAGTTCCGGCTCGAACACATCGACTCGAAGCCGGTGCTGATGAGCGGGAGCATCTGCCCGCCTGACGACTTCGAGGAGGGGTTGGCGGCGTGGTCCGAACCCGCCGCTACGGTTCACGGTGTCTCCGACGAGAGGCCCGTGACTTGGCTCTACCCCATCGACTTTCAGTAATCAGTTAAGAGCGCCTTAGAGAAAAAGTAAGACGCTCTTAACCGATGCTCGAAAGAATTAAGCATCGACCCTTCTGACTACTAACCGGAACCTAACAGGAAAACACATGGTCGAAAACACATCCCGGGTGGGGACTCGGGCAGATACGTTCACTATCTCCGACCACCCCCACACTCAGTATTACGAGGTAGGCGTTCCTGTGCTGACTACCACGCCACTGGGATACATAGTTGACAAGCACGTTGAATATACCACGCTCTGCTGTCCTGACTGCGGGCAAGAAGGCCGGTATATTGACGAGAAAGAACCCGTCTGTGAAGACTGCGGCATCATCCTCTCCGAGGACGGTGTTCCCCGAACGAGCGACGGTTCGCCAATCCTCACGGACGCCAAATCTGCTGGCCGCGTTGACAGCGGCTCAAACGACAATTAACATGAGCCAAGCACCCTCTCCAAACCCGAACGAAGACCTGTCTCTCGAAGAACTCGCCGAAGACGAAATCAGCGAGGTGTTGACCTCGACTGAAATCGACACGCCGGACGGTGAAACCGCGACGCTCGCTGAAGTCGCCGCTGACCTCGTGGTCGGACACGAGGAAATCGAGTCCTACAAGAACGGCGCACTGGCATACAGCCAGTATCTCGATGAGGCCATCATCGAACACGAGGTCGCTGGAAACGACGACGTAGTTCAAATCCTTCAAGAACTGAAGCGCACCGCCTTCGGCATCTACCTCCGCATCAAGCGAGGAGACGACGAACTCCTCGGCGACCGCGACGGTAAGTATTCCGGCTACTACGACGACGAAGCGTAGCCTAACCGCTCTTTTTCGCACCCGGCCACGAGTTTGAAAATAGAGGTCTCCCGAGCCTCGATGAAAGCCGGAACCGCGGGACACAACCATGAAAGTCCGAACAGAACGCACGACCACTCGCGGTGAGTCGGTCGTAGAAATGTACGAAGGCGAATTGTTCGTCCACCCGCCCTACTCTCGTCCAGCGATGGACGGGCAGAAGTTGCTCGGTCGCGTGACCGCAGTAACCGACGTGGGCAGTGGTCGAGTTACACTCGAAAGTCCTGACGGCGACCTTCGCACCTACGAGGAAATCACGGCGGTCAAACTCCCGCCGATGGTCGAGAAGGTGCGGCTGGAGTTCACGGCGCTGTCGCCGAAGATGCTCCGTCTCGGACACCTCATCGGAATCGAACACGGTAATGAATCACCTGACAGTCAAACCGACTAACATGAACGAAGGAAACAGCCAACTCGTTGAGACGGAACACATCGAAAACGCCACCGCGAGAGATGCCGTGACCGTTCTCGGCGACTCGACCGACCTCTACAAGCGAAAGAACGCCGACTACGGCGACTCGTGGAAACTCGCCGGGAAGACGATGGCCCTGTGGCTCCAGCATCAGGGCGTAGACGAACTCACCATCCCGGTGAACGAATACACGATGAACTCCCTCGGGCTGTTCACGCGGCGACTGGACAAGATGATACGAACCTTCAACGGTTGGTTCGTCGCCGACGAACTGCTGGTGGACGAAGCCATCGCAGAGACGCACACCGACGACGTGCCATACGCCGCGATGCACACTGAAATCGCCGAGCAGTACGCGGCGATGGACTACGGAGACTTCGCAGATGGAACCTGAAGAACCGGAAGCCAAACCGAACAGCACCGACTACGACTTCCCGAAAGGGTGGGGACTGATGACCCCCGAGCAGAAGAACGAGTGGTTCCACGAGGAACGCTCCCGCCGCCAAGCATCCCGACAGACCATAAACTGATGTACGACACAATCGTCTTAGAAAGCGTCGCCGAAACGCTCGTAGAACAGCAGGACAACCCGATGAGCCTGCTCGAAGACCTAAACGCGGTAGTCTCTGAACACGAAGACACACCGCGAGAGTTTCGACGGTTCCAACTCGTTCTGGAACTCGATGCCGACGACCTCGATACAGTAATGGGCCGAGTCGAACAACTAACGGACACGGATGAGCGATGACCTCGACTCCCAAATTCGTGAAATCGAGCGGCGTATCGAAGCAGAAATCGAGCGCAACCAGCAAGTCCTCGATGAAGTCGGCGAGTTCGACCCCCGGAGCATCCGCGCCCGGCAAGCAGAGCAGTTCTTCCGGGGAGAGCGGGTAGATGGCTGATGACGAAAAGGTCGGTCTTCCGCCGACGTTCAAGAACGCACTGAGCGAAATCCTCGCCGAAGCGGCCTCGAAAGACCGGACGGTCATCGAGTTCCGAACCACAGAGACGGCGAGCGGGCGGCGTTACCTCGCTCACGCACTGGAAATCACCGAACACGTCGCAGAACTCGAAAAGAGGCTCGAAGAAGATGAGTAGATACAACTCTCACGACGCGACGAAAGACGGCGAGGCAACGACACGAGCAAAGCCGTCCAAAGCCGAGGCCCTTCCGGGCATCGAGCCGGGGACGACGCTCGAAATCATGCCCGAGGTCGCCGAGGGCGGGATGCCGTACATCTCGAAGTCACGCATCAAGACGTTCGTCCAGTGTCCTGCGAAGTTCTACTGGAAATACTGGTGTGGTGAACGCGGCCCCGGCTCGTACTACACCGAGAAGGGGTCGCGGCTCCACGAGACCTTCGAGAAGTTCCACCTCAATCTGTTCGACTATCTGGAAGTGAACGACTCCCGGCCCGACCGCTTCACCGACCTGCTCCCCCACTGGCGCAACTACTCGCAGTGGCTCGACCAAGTGGGGGCGTTCTTCGTCTTCGAGGAACGGCGTTGGCGTGAAGCCTATAGTAGCGCACTGGATGAGCGGGGTCCGGTAGCGAGCGTCTACGAAGGCGCGATGGAAAACTGGACCCCCGTCGAGGTCGAGGCCGAAGCGTGGCTCGGCGAGCCGCCGGAGTCGTGGGTCGAGGCGAACGGCGAACCCGACTACGTATCCGGTGAGCCGCCCGTCGGCGACGCGCCGTGGATGGGGCGTGCCGACCTCATCGTGAAGACGCAGAGCCTTCCGGGGGTCGAGGGCAACGGCGTCACCATCATCGACTACAAGACCGGGAGCGCCCCCACGGTGCGGTACAAAGACCACGGGATGCTCGAACAAATCCTCAACGAGGGCATCTACCTCGAAGGGGAATACTACGGCTGGCTGTTCGAGAACTTCTACGACGTGGACGCCGTGGCGGGGTACTACCCCGGCGACGACGAACTCGTTGTGAGTCCGTACCCGAACAAAGACCGGCGGCGTCTCATCAAGCGGGCCGTCATCGGGATGCAACGCGAGCCGGACGTGGAAGGCAACGGCCCGCCGGAGAACTACCCCCACGAAGAACAACCGCTGTGTAACTACTCCTCGGGGAACTGTCACTTCTATAACATCTGTCCTTCGACCTACGGACAGTGAACCCCATCACCGAGCGGCTGTACGTTACGGACATCCAGAGCGTTCGAGAACGCTCGCTGGATGTCATCGACCACGTTGTCACGGTCTGTCAGGACTCCGTAGAGGACAACCTCCCCGAGGGAGTTCACTACGACTTCTTCTGTATGGCCGACGGCGTGGAGTCGGGGCACGTCCCCGGCGACTCGTCGTTCGAGATGTTCGAGCAAGCCACCGACCGCGTGGTTGCCGGGCTGACCGTGGGGGATACCGTCCTCGTTCACTGCCACGCTGGCGTTTCTCGCTCCGTCGCGGTCGCCACGGCGGCCCTCGCAGTGACCGAAGACCTGTCCACCGAAGAAGCGTTCCAGCGGGTCAGGATGGCGAGACCGCTCGCTGACCCCCACGACCTGCTGTGGCTTCACGCCGACCGTTACGTCGAGATGTACGGCCTCGACCCGTTCTACTGAACCTATGCTGACCCCAATCCGACACGCACTCCTATTCGTAGCCCTGCTGGTCGCCCTCGTCCTTCTCGGCGGCCTCATCGGGATACGAAGCCTGCTGAACCGACTGCTATGAGAGAACCGCTCGTGATGCACTCGGAAGACCTCGACCACATCGAGGAGATGGTCGAAGCACTCTCCGAAGGCTATCACATCAACGCCCCGACGACCGACGAAACGCGCGACTACTACAACGAACTCCTCGACCGCCTCCAAGAGGCACGACCCTAATGGACGAACAACTCACACTCCGAAGCGACAGCATCGACCAAATCACCGACGTACTCAACGCCGAGTCTGACTACGACGACCACGGCGTTCCCCGTGACCGCCGCCTCGCAATCGCCGACACCATCGACGGCCAGCGCGGCAACTACGTGGGTGACACGGCAATCGCGCTCTGCGGCCTGCCCGGTGCGGGGAAGTCCCACGTCGCGGACATGCTCGGCGACGTGTATCACGCCCCGGTCGTCTCGATGGGCGACGCAATCCGAGCGAACCTACCCGATGAGGCTCGGGGCGACAGCGACGCTCTTGGAGACTTCGCCGCCGTGACGCGGGCTGACCGCCCCGAGACCATCCCCGAATGGACGGCAGACCTCGCCCGAGAGGAACGGGCCGAAGTGGTCATCATCGACGGCGTGCGGTCGCTCACGGACTACGAGGTGCTGAACGAGGAGTTCGGCGAGTTCTACCTCCTCCATGTAGACGCGCCGTTCTACATCCGCCTGCGGCGGGTGAAAATGCGGAACCGCGAAGGCGAGGGGGCGTTTACCCCCGTCTCGCTGGCCGAGCGCGACGAGCGGGAACTCTACGACCTCGGCTTCGCGGAACTGATGGCCGCGGTCGAGCCGGACGTGCGGCTGGACAACGACGCCGGGCCGAACGTCCTGAGCGTCCGGCTCCGAGAGGCCATCCACGGCGACGAAATCGACGTGGACATCGTGGACGACTCGGCGCTCTCGAAACTCGACGCGAAGAATTAAGTCGCTCGACTTCCTTCTTTGTTTGTACGGAGTCGTAACCGCCTCGGACCCTACCGGGGCGGCGGCATCCGTGCCGACACAACCTTCCAACTATGAGCAACATCGAAATCAACGACGCTGACAGTACCGCACTCCTGAGCCTGCTCGACCTCTGTATCGAAGCCGACCGGCCCAAGACCGCGTTCTATCTGGACGACGAGAGCATCGAGCGGGTCGAAGAACTCCGGTCGGTCATCGCCGAGCAGGTGTCCGATGAGGCCGCGGAGGTGGTGGCATGAGCGCCACGAAAGTCCCGCCGCGGCTGAAGGTCTCTAAGACACTTTCGCACCCCGTAGACCCTGCGGTCGTCCTCGGCTTCGAGGGCCGCAACGTGATGCTCGGCCACGACTGCCTCGTGCTGAAGGCCGAGACCCTTCCCGCCGTCCGCGAACAGCCCGCGGTCACTCGCTTCGTCATCCCCGAGAAAGAGGCGTGGCGGGCCATCGAGGAAGACCTCCACATCTACATCCTCGATGAAGGCGACGTGTACCACGCGACGCCTCTCGTCATCGAGGACTCCGTGCTTCACACCGGGCGGAAGTTCGGCGAAGACGTGGACGGGCGGGCCGTGGAGGTCTCCGAGATGCCCTCGTGGCCCCGCGGCGCTGTTGAGGTCACGAACTAATGTCCTCGCTGTTTGACTTCGAGGAAAAAGACGCGCTCGAACTAATCCTCGTCCGTCCAGTCAACCATCCGACCGGCGGCGGCCTCATCGGGTGGTTTGCTCACTGGAACGGGCCGGGAAATGCGTACCTCTCTCCCCGGACGAAAGAAGAACACTTCTTCCGAAAGCACGAGGGCTACGCAATCAGCGAAAGCATCCTCGAACGCGAAATTCAGGGGAACGACATCGAGACCGTGTTCATCGCAGAAGATGACACGGCGACGATGTACGAGTACGATGCGTCTGACTTCTACGGCGCAATTCTGCTCGACTACGACGACTACGACCGACAGCGGTGCGTTCCAATCGCCGATGCTCGGCGAACGTGGGACGCAGAGGACGTTCACATAGCAAAATGATAGAAGCCTACATCACCAACTCCGAGACCCTGTACCCGCGCCGGGACAACGACCTGAACGAGGTCGTGGTGCGGATGTACGGGCGGACACGCGACGGGAAACACGAACCCATCACCGTCACCGGCTTCGAGCCGTACTTCTTCATCCCCGCCAGCGAGGCCGGGAAGGTCAAACCGAACGAGAACGACGGCCTCGACCGCTACGAGGAGACGGACATCATCCCGCTCGAAGACCGCTTCGCCGACGAGCCACGGCGGCTCACGAAGGTCGTGGCGGCAAATCCGGGCGCAGTGCGCGACCTTCGCTCGCAGTGGGACAAGACGTGGGGCGCTGACGTGACGTTCACGAACCGGCTCCGCATCGACCGCGGCATCAAGACCGGCGTCCGCGTTCCCGACAACACCTGCGACTACGAAGACGTTGAGGCAGTCACTATCGAGGACGTGGAGCCGCGCGTCCTGTTCTTCGACATCGAGACCGACGACCGAGCCTCCGGGTTCCCGTCGCCGGGCGATGCCCGCATACTTAGTATCGCGGCATACGATTCATACGAGCAGGAATACATCACCTTCCTCGATACGGACAAGAAGGCTCCGGGGCAGTTCTTCAAGTTGGAGAACCCGCCGCAGGAACTCGCCGACTTCCAAGTCACCGAGCCGGGCGAACTCAAGTGCTACAAGTCTGAGCGGCAGATGCTCCTGAAGTTCGCGCAGTGGATTCAGGAGCGCGACCCGGACATCATCTCGGGCTGGAACTCCGGCGACGACGCTAACGACGGCTTCGACCTGCCCCACCTCATCGAGCGGATGGACAAGCACCGCGTCAACACGGCCCGGCTGTCCCGAGAGGGCTACGTGAAGTGCCGAGACATCGGCGACGACGAGTGGCGCGTCTCCATCCGCGGTCGGACGACCTACGACCTGATGGACGGGTGGGTCGGCACGAAGTTCACAAAGCCGGACTCGAAGCGGCTCGATGACGTGGCGCAGGCCGCGTTGGACGACGTGAAAATCCCGCACCCCGACATGGGGTACTACGAGATGTGGGAGAAAGACCCGCAGAAGTTCGTGGACTACAACACGAAGGACACGCGGCTCACGGTCGAAATCAATGCCGCGGAGAACGTCTTCGGCTTCAAGAAGCGCCTGAAGGACATGATTGGCGTGGACTGGGAGGAGACGCGCGAGAACAACGAGTTCGTTGCTATGTCCGTCCGCCGGAAGTGCGCCGAACACGGAGTCGTGATGGTCACGGCGTGGGACAACGAGTACGTCCGTGAAGCCAACGCAAACGGCTCCAACGACGTGAACTACGAGGGCGCGTTCGTCTTCGAGGCGTTCCGGGGCCTGAAAGAGAACGTCGTCGGCAAAGACTTGGCGAGCCTGTACCCGATGACGCAGGCGATGCTGAACGCCTCCCCGGACACGAAAATCGACAGGAAGACCGCGTGGGCCGAGGGCATCCCCCACGTCGTCGCGGCCAACGGGACGGCCTTCCGAACGGACGTTGACTCCATCATCAAAGAACTCGTGGACGAGTACGATGAACTCAAGATGGAGTTCAAGCGGCGCAAGAAGAAGGTCGAGTACGGCACTCCCGAGTATGAAGCCCTCGATGAAGCCTACGGGACGACGAAGACCATCTACAACTCGTACTACGGGTACACCGGATGGGACAAGTCGCCGCTGTACGACCCGGCCATCGCCGCCGCAGTCACGCTAACTGGTCAGCGAGTCATCAAGCGCACTGCGGAATACATTGAGGAGGAGACGGTCGCTACGGTGGTCTACGGGGATACCGACTCGAACTACGTTCAGTATCCTGACAGTTGGGAACAGCGTGAAGTCCTCGAATACGCAACCGAGGTCTGCGACACGCTGACCGATGAAGTCTACCCCGAACTCTGCGGTGAGTTCAACATAGACCCCGCCGAGAATCGGTGGGAAATCGAACTGGAGATGCTGGCCGACCGCTTCTTCCAGTCCGGCTCCAAGAAGTTCTACGCCTACCGCTCGATGTGGAGTGAAGGCATGGACTTTGACGAGAAGGTCAACGGCGGCGAGGGCAAAATCTCCATCAAAGGATACGCCTGCGTGAAGTCAAACTTCTCGACGCTCACGAAGGAGACTCAGCGTGAAGTCCTCGAAACCATCCTCGAAGGCGGCTCGAAGCAGGACGTGGCCGACATCATGTTCGAGGCCGCGGGAAGTATCGACCCGGCCTCACCGGATTGGGACGCCATCGGGATGCCGCAGGGCCTCGGCAAGAAAATCAACCGCGAGAAGGCAGACGGCGACGACTACTACGACTGGTCGCCGAAGGGTGACTACCCGCAGTCGGCTCACCCCCGCGGCGCGTGGTTCGCCAACCACCTGCTCGACGTGAAACTCAGTCAGGGCGACCAGCCGAAGCGCGTCTACCTGAAACCGAACCTGACCGTGAACGGTGAAGCCGTGGACGTAATCGCCTTCGAGGACCACTACGACCTCGAACCCGTCGAGGATGAACTCCGCATTGACAGCGCCGCGATGCAACAGAAAGTTCTCGTGAACCCGATGGAGGACATCCTCGACTCGTTCGGTCTCGAAATAGAAGATGCTCTGATGGGCCGAGCCACCACACAGAGTGGACTGGGGGCGTTCATCTGATGCTCTTTAAAACCGATGACGCCGCAGGACAGCAGTGGGATGTTCTCATCGAGGTGGACATCCTACCGTTCCTGCCCTGCTGTGTTCACCCGACCGACGAGACCTTCGACTACGAAGAACGCCTTCGGTGGAGCCGACTGATAGCGGCGTGGCCTGAAGGCGAGACTCATGCCGACGCCATCGAGTTCTGACGAGCGGAAGCCGTACCAGAAGATACGGCACCCGATAGACGACGCCGGACAGTCGTCGCTGTACGACTTCGAGGAAGAAGAAGATGAAGACTGAACGATGTCCGCGCTGTGAAGGCCCGCTCTACAAGCGACACTGTAAGGTGTGCTGTGAGCAGTGCGGCGTAATCAAAGACTGCTCCGACCCCTTCTGACAAAATGACAAGCAAAGAAAGCCCGTGTATCGGGGTCTGTACCCTGAACGATGAAGGCACGGCGTGTTCGGCCTGTGGACAGACTCTCGAAGAATTAGCAGAACGCAACTAATGGAAATCGAACTCAAGACGGAATACAGCACCGCGAACCCGGACGACGTTGCCATCATGGCCGCCCGAGGTGACTACATGAGCGAATCGCTGGTCGGGAAGTCGGTCTCGGACGCACTTCAGGGTGCGGCTGAACCGAAAATGAAAGTCTGGAACGAGGAAGACCAGAAGCGTGACTTCATCAACAAACTCCTTCGGCGGGGCCACTTCGGCCCCTTTGAACACGTCACCGCGTACTTCGCGGTCGAGGGAATCAGCCGCGTGCTGTTAGCGCAGGCCACGAGGCACCGCGTCGGCATCTCCTTCGACGTTCAGAGTATGAGGTACGTAGAGTTCGATGACGCCAGCGTCGTGGTTCCCGAGGCCGTGCGCCTCATCGGATTGGAACACGTCATCGAAGACCACATGATAGACTCGCTCGACCGCTACGACTACCTCTACGACGAACTGAAGGCCCACTACCTGAGCGAGGGCTTCAAAGAGTCGATGGCGGGGAAGAAGGCCCAACAGGACGCGCGCTACGTCCTCCCGCTTGGGACGAAGGTCAACATGACGTTCAGCGCCAACGCGCGGACGCTGATGCACTTCTTCGACCTGCGTAACAACACGAAGGCACAGCCGGAGACGCAGGAGTTCGCCGAGCAGGTACTCGACCTGTGCCACGAGTGGTCGCCGCTCACGTTCGAGGGCTACGAGGCCCACTTGAACAACAATTCTCTCCGCGCTCCATGAGAGGCCACAGGACGCGCGCTGAGGCCGTTCGGAAATGTGCGAGTAGGATAGGTCTCGTGGACCGGCTCCGGCGTCGCTACGCGCGTGTGCGCGCACGAGGCGACCGGCCTGTCGAGTTCCCCGAGTGGTGGATACGCGGGCCGCACCAATAACGTAGTTGCGGCAAAAACTGCGTGTCACTCCCGTAGCACACTATCTCTAAGGGATACTCTAAGAGTAACTACTCTCTAAACACTTTGTTTAAACTCGATGAGGTCGCTGTAGTATAACACTCTTAGTAGAGAGTTTACCTAAGAGCGTAGAAAACGCTCCTCTACAAAGCAAAAAAACCCCCTTCGGGCCGAAGCCCGAAGGGGGAAGCGTACAGAGCAAAGAATTAACGGCGATAGAGTTAAGTCTACAGACCACGTTTAGTTTAGTGAAGATGTTCGACCTTACTGGAGCAACTGAAACCGTTAGAGACCTCTCAAACTACGTCAGACCCGATGGTTCCAGCGCAGAGGACGAGCCGGACGAAGACCGACTCATCGAGTTCGTCACTGAAAAGGAACTCTACGGGGCGATTCCTGAGCCTGTCCCGGCTAACAAAATCCTTCCCGAGTGGTATCGAAATCTGAATCCGTTCATGGATGGAACGGAGCGAAAATCTATCAGTTCGTCTACTGTCAAGCGGTGTATGCCGTTCATGGAAGCGTTAACTATGGGTTGGCTCATACCACTCGCCGCAGAAGTCCAATTCTACGCTGAAGACGGATACGTCTCATATGAGTGGGGATTTCAGCGAGAAATGGTATCCAGTCACAGTTTGGAACAAGTCGGCGGAGAGGCGTTCCCAAATCACGAGTGGCCCGTTCTAAAATTCCACAACCACTGGTGTATTAAAGTTCCAGAAGGTTACTCTCTCCTCGTCACGAACCCGATGAACCGCATCGAGCCGCGTTGGCAGACGTTCTCCGGGGTCGTTGACGCCGACAATTACTTCAACTACATCAACGCGCCGTTCATGTGGACGGGCGGCGATTGGGAAGGTGTCGCAGAAGCCGGGACTCCTATCGTTCAGGTCATCCCGTTCAAGCGCGACTCGATGCTCACGGACGCTGTTGTTCGTGAAATGACTGAAAGAGAAAAAATCGAACAGCAAAAAACCAAGACTGAACTGAGTTCAGTTGAATCTACTTACAGAAACGACCGATGGGTCCAGAAAAAGGGTTCTCGAAACCTCCCACCTGAAGTGGTCGAGGACTCCGACGACTCCGAAGGCTCGTCGTGCCCGTTCCACCGCGGGTAATGAACAAGTCGTATTAAAAGACTTAACTGTCACAGTTAAGCCAAACCCCCGTGAAGTGGGGGTATGGAACTGAATCCGCGAGAAGCCGCGTTTCTGCTGGATGAGATGGAAGACATCGAAGCCGATGAAACCCGCTATCCATCAGCGCGCTCTGAAGCGCGGCGGCTCCGTCAAAAGGCCGAAGTGGCACTCACCGAGTAACCTGAAAAGTTTCGCGCCCACCCGCGTTCCCACTCGATGAGGCCGCAGTGCCTATTCTACCCGCAGGCCGACCAGCCGCAGTCCTGACAGACTGGACAGCCGCCGACGGGTTGGACGTTCGGAGACCGACACTCGCGGCACTGGTCTGCGAAGCCGCCCATTAATCCTTGCGAGCCTCATCGGGCAGAATACGGTCGAGTAGCGATGCGATGCGTCCTTGCCGGAGCGACAGCCCCATGAAAAAGCCGAGTAGAAGCGCGGTCTCCGGCGGAGTGTTAGTTACGAAGTCGAACATGATTAGGGTTAGTTGAGGACGAGGAACGATTTCTGGTCGAAGTAGTCGTGCGCGATTTCAACGCCAGCGGTGACGCTGAGGTTCTTACTGCGAAGGTGGGCGAGCGGAGCGACGCGCCAGTCGTCCTCGTAGTGGGCGTAGAGTTCACGCCCGGGCTGGCGGTCTTTTCGCTCGTACATTGTGACGTGGAGTTGCATCCCGGGGGCCACGAAGTCGGGTGCGTCCTCGTGAAGTAACACCCACGAGCCTTCGCTGTCGCGCCCGTCGGGAAGGGACTTGAAGCACGCAACTGGGTTGCGGCGGAAGCCCATGTCCACAAATTCTTCCTCGATGGCCTCCTCGCCCTCATTGAGTTTAGCCACGTACTGGTCGAATCCAGTAGTGCCAACTGCGTAGAGCGGAACGCCGATTAGGTCGCCGAGACCGTCGAGAGTTCCGTGAAGTTTCGGGAACCAATAGCCGCGGAAGCCTTCTTGCCAGTCGTCGTCTGCGTCGAGCAAAAACTTCGGGAGCATTTACACCTCGTCGGGGGGGTAACTACCTTCTGTATCATCGACAGTTTCGCCTGTCACGATGTTCCAGAGGTCGTCCACCACGACTTCAAGTGCATCAATTTGTGCCTGAAGGTCTCCTGCGTTCTTTGCGGCGTTGTAGTTCCGACGGGACTCGGCGACTTTCTTTTTTGAGTCGGCGCTGACAAGAGAGCGGTCAACAGACGTGTCACCATCTTCGGGAACTACTTCTTGGATGACTTTGGGAGACGATACTTCGTCTGATTCTCGAACTTCATCGTATCTGCCTGCCGGGCGACGATTGTGGCCCGGAGGAACAAGCAGAACTGTCTTTTCTTTGACCATAATTAGATGAGTTGATTGATGTCGTAAACCAGCACGGAACCGCTTTTTCCGTCTGTTCCGCTTTGGTTTGCGGCGTTACTTGAGCCGCCCAGTCCGCCGTCCACGTTTACATCGGGAACGGTCTTTTCGTTCGTGTAGTAGATACCGAATCCACCACTGCCCCCACCGCCACCACCGCCAGCAAGGTTGGCGTCATTCGGTGTTCCACCGTCTCCACCGTCTCCGCCGTTTGCGTTGACAGTAATATTGCCTTGGTAGTCCTCGGTAATCATAGCGTTGAAGCCACCGGCTCCACCGCCGCCGCCACCGCCGCCGCTTGAAGGATTGTTGTTGACTTGAACTCCGTCTCCGGCGCTTCCTGACTTCGAGAGCAGACTGCCACCCGCGCCACCACCACCAGCAGATGCGGAACCGCCGTTGTTGGATTCGGTTTGTCCACTCGCGCCACCAGCACCGCTTCCCGCAGAGATGATGTCGTAGATGGACTCACTAATGTACGCCCCCGAAATCAGGTAGTCCTCAATAAGCGACTTCAGGTGGAGGTCTTCGCTCAGACCGTTGACCGAGTTACCGCCGTTTCCGCTTTGATTGTTGTTATTGTTACTCCTACCGCTGTTTCCACCTTGAGGAACAGCGCCTTGGATTTGGCCGTTGATAGAGTAGGCAACTCCGTTTGCTCCGTTGTTTCCACCAGGGTTGCTATTATTAGTTGCCCCTCCGTTTCCGCCATCTTTTCCATCACAAACAATAGTGCCCGTGCCCCTGACGTGCTTCGAGGCGATGAGAATAGAGCCGCCAGCATCGCCGCCGCCGCCACCATACCCAGTTCCGTTTCCGCCAGCGCCGCCGACAGGACCGTCGATGACTTCGAGGATTCCGTTGACGGTGAGCGTGTCGCGTACCATCAATATGCAAGGCGAGGCTACCGAAAAATTGGCTCCGTCCTCGATGGTGAGATTGTCGTACTGAAGGATGGGGTCGTCTGCCGTTTCGTTCGTAGAGACTACCTTGTCACCGGATAGTCCTGCTCCGTAATTGACCATGTGTTGTTATGTTTTCCGTGATTTATTGACCGCGCGTTGCCAGCCGAGTGTGGATGTATCGCGCTCTGTTTCGTTCTGCTTCTTGTCGTTCTCGTACCTTCTTGCTGAGACCCGTGTCGCCGGGGCGCATCGTCCAGCGCCGGTACACGCCATCGAGAGAAGGGTTATTTGCCGTGTTAGTCCGACTGAATTTTGCCCTGAATTGGAAGTTTTCTGAAGCAGAGACGAAAGCCGAAAGGTCGTCTTCGCTGTGAACGTCTGCAAGTAGCGTCGTGCCTGTAGAGTCTTCCACGTCTACGACGACGCTCTCGTTAGCCGAAGTCCGCATAATGCGGATGATGTCCCACGACTGAATACGCTGGTCCGGCTCGGGTAGAGTAATGACTGCTTCGCCGTATTCACGCGCTCCGGTGTGGAGGTCGTCTATGAAGACCGACCGGGTGGCACCGGACGAGGAGTTGTCTTGCCGGACAGTGAACTCACCGAAGTCACTCACGCCCGCTGGAAGGGAGTACGTCCCGACCAACGCGCCGTCCATATACAGGTCGTACTGGGAGTTCCCGAAGTCCCAATCCCACTCGAACGAATAGTTCTGTCCGACAGACCACGCGGACTGGATGTTTTCGATAGGCGAGCGGGCGTCATCGAGTACGACCAGCGAGCCGTTACCGTCGTTGAACCGAACGCCCCCGATGAGCGTTCCGTCCTGTGCTTTGACGATGAGTTCCGAGTAGTCGCTGATGTTCCCGGTGTCAGAGCCGATTTGGAACGTCGTCTCGAAGTCTTGGATGATGGGCGCTTCACGCTTTAGCGTAATTGCGTCGAGCGTGCCAGCGACCGAATACTCGCCGCTGTGAGTACCCGAGATGACCGTGGTGTTCTGCGCGGTCAGACCCGATGAGTCGGTCCACGCCCAAGTGCTAAGGCCCGGACCAACTTTTCCCCCATCAAAATTCTCAACAACGAGTTCGTTGATGAGTCGGATACTACCGAGTTCATCTATTTTCGTTCTTGGAACAGTTTCGTGAAGAACGCTGTAGCCCGCTTCAGTAAAGTCGTTAGTTTCACTGTAGCCGACTTCGGGTTGAGGCTGGTATTTTTCGCCGTCACCAACGAGGATGAGGCCGTTCGTGTCTTTGAACCACGAATTACCCACTGCGGGTGTGTCCGGGGTCTCGGTTTGAACGTACTTGAATCCGCCAAGTTCCTCGGCGTGCTTGCCGTCCAACTTGTCGGCGTTCGCCACCATCCCGTCGTTGTCCGGGTCGATGGCGTTCGTCAGCGCCACGAGGTGCTTGATGTCCTCGATGACGTTGTAGTTCAGGTCGTTCAGGTACTCAGCGACAGGCGGCTCGTTTTGTTTCCAGCGCCACGAATCGGGCCGCTCGGCCCGCTCGTCCGCCGGAGCGCCGTAGGTTTTGACTTTGCTTTGGTATGCCATGTGTGATTACTCGATGAGTCCGGCGGGGGTTCCACCTTCGCCGGTAGGATTTCCTTCCGCGTCCAGTCCGTCAGCACCGTCGGCGTAGGTGTCCCACGCACCCTGCTTCTCGTAGTCCTCTGCGGACCAAGCCACGAGGTCGCCGTTCCACATCGGCTCGACGGTCTTCGCGGCGGCGGTGATGTCGTTCAGAAGTTCCTGAAGGTCAGGTGCTTTGAACGGGTGGGCTTTCACGTCGTCGTAGGGAAGCAAGAAGACCTGCCGCTTGAGGTCGAACAGGCGCTTCCAGTCCTGATAGCGGAAGTTCTCGGCGTCGGTATCGAAGATGGCCGAAAGGCCGTTGATTACGTCGCCGATAGTCCCTTCGGACGTGTTCTGCGCGAACCGGACCATCGTCCGGGCGCGGTACTTTTCAAGCGTCTCCCCATCTCGCGGCGGGGAGTTCACGAGCCGCGCCAACTGCTCGATTTGCGCGATGCTCGTTGCGCTCTGGACGCTTTTCGCGTCGTCTACGCTCTCGATGTCGGAGTCGAGCCGGTCAATCGCCCGCCCAACCACGTCGAGGAGTTTGAAGTTCCCGCTGGCCTCATCGGTTGGCATCCACGTAGGCAGGCTGTCAACGATTTCTTGGCCCGAGTCTGAGGTCTCCCCGGTGGAAACCAGAATTTCTGCGTCACTCATTTGGGATGCTCACTTCGTTGAATTGTAACTCGCCACTCGGCGTAGACTGGCCGTGAGACCGCCCGCTCGCCGTCTCGGCGAGCGCGCCGTCAAACTGAAGCCGATACCACGTCTCGGGCAAAAGTCCGGTGAGCCGGATGTCTGCCGTTCCGTTCGGTTCCCGGCTCTGGATACCGAACATCATAACCGTCGCTCCGTCTCGTGTTTCGAGCAGGGCTTGTACGAAGTTCACCCCGGACAGGTCGAGCGTAAGAGCGGTGTTGGTGTTGATGTAGAGGTCGTCGTAGAACGCCCACCCCTCATCGGTTCCAATCTCTCCGAGGTCGGTCGCATTGCCGACCATACGAATAGAGCCGCCGTTGCTACACTCGAACTCGACGTTGGCTCCCAGTTTCATGGTCAGCCAAGATACTCCATCGAAATTCGACCGTGCGTGATGTCGTGTCCAGTAACTCCGTGATGCCTCCAAGCATAAACTTGGATGTCGTCACCAGAGTTCAGATTTAACACGCACTCTGCGGTGACGTGGTTCATGTCACCATCTGCTGTGTTGCGGATGTAACACCGAGATTCGCTTTGGCCTCCCTTTGCTGACCCGTTAACTTCAACGCGGGCCGCCATAACGGCTCGCCCACCTCCTCCAGTTTGATGGAAATTGATGGAGTAGTTAATTTTGTACAGACCAGAGCGGTTTACTTGAACAGAAGAAGAAGAATTTTTGGAGTAGCCATTAGAAACAACAACGTTGTTAGCAACGTTTGCGTGAACTCCTCCGTCCATCCCGCCGTGTGATGCTCCATAGCCGAAGAACACTCCCTTGCGGTTGTCGAGGTAGTTCCCGTTCATATTTACCGCGGACGAGATTGGATTTTCTAATGCTCCAACCTGCGCCGCGGTCACGCTGTGTGGATTGCTCTTGTCTGTAGCGTGAGATTCCGGGGCCGCGCCTACGTCGCTTGCCGTTGTGTTGTGAGGATTCGACCGCGAAACGTGAGCGTCGAGTTCGACTTGCTCGGCGGGGTCGAAAGCGAGGTCGGTCGAGTCTATCTTGTTTCCGCCGTGAAACACCGGGTTTCCGTTAACCGTGGGGTTCTGTCCGAAGTCCCACAGCCCGGAGACAGACTCGTTCTCGGCCAGTTTGGCGATTTCAGAAGCCGTGTAGCCGCCGACTCGCTCGACGTTCTCTTTCATCGGTGCCCAAGCCCCGGCGGCGTTGTCCCACATGTAGTACCCCGCGTTCGAGGTCGTGGTTCCGCCAGCGAGTGTGATAGCCGATGAGCCGTCGTGATTGAACAGCCGGTTGTCGTCCTCGTTCGTCGGGCTGAGAAGCGAGAGGTCTTGAGCCTCAATCTTCAGCCCATCGTCGTTCAACTTAGTCCCGCTCATGAGGAAGTCACCTCGGTAGTCGTCACTTCAATCGAGCCGTCGGTCGCGTCACCAGAGGCGACCTCGGTGTTCGTGATGGTGAGGTTGTCCGTGCCGGTCGGGTTCGCGCTCTTGCCGATTGTGAGCGAAGTAACGTCGTAGACGCCCGTGACCGACCGAATAGCGTACTCAATTTCGCCGTGGATTACATCGTCGCCGACGCCGAGGCCGGTGATGTCAGCCCCGCTCGTCGTGATTCCACCGAGGTAGCCCACGATGCTGTCGCGGATGGCCTCGATGCCCTCGAACTCGTCTGTGACCTTGAGGTCAGCCGTGACGTAGATGAGGATTTCAGACGGTCGAGAAAACGTCACGTCGTGCGTCTGTCCGTTCGGAAGGTCAGCCGTGACCGTAACCGCGGTTCCGACCTGACCGCCAAACGACGTGTCTCCGACTGCCTTCGTATCGAGGATGGCCTGTCCGATTTCTTTGTCCTTCCCACCCGCGATAGTCAACTCGAAGCCGTCGTCGTCTTCAGGCGCGTCCCTGATGTCGATAGCGACAGACGTGACGCCCTGAACCGACTGAACCGCGTTGATGAGCGCCGGAGCAGAGGCGCGCGAACCTTCTGCGAGTTCTTCTTTCGCGCGGATTCGGAGGTCTTCGTCGCTTTCGGGGTTTTGCCCGCCGGTAATTTCGGCGGTGTTCGTGGCGTTGAGAACCCCTGTTGGGGGGTCGGGCATCACGGTCAGGGTGTTTGTCCCGAGGTTGTAGTCCACTCCGCCCTCGACCGCCTCGACCGGCGCACTTACGGAAGTGTTGCCTTCAGCGAGCGTAACTCGCTTCGTGGTTTGAAACCGAAGTGGCGCCGAGGAGTCCGTCTGAACGAGCGTCCCGGTCTTCACAACGTAGTCGTTGTCAGCGGCGGTATCCCGCGAGAACGTGACTTCGCCGCTGGCGCGCTTCGCCGACTTGCGTCGGATTCCGATGAGCGCGCAGAGCAGGTCCAGCGCGGCTCCGCTCGCGTGGTCGATTTGCGAGGAGTCGAGGACGAGTCCGATGTCCTCTTGAGCCTCGGCGAGCCGGGCCGCGATAGGACGGTAGAAAGTACGGACGATTGCCGTCTCGGTGTCGTTCAGGTCTTCGCCGAAGTATTCTTTCGCGTCGGCGACCATCGCATCGAGGATTTCCTCCTCGGACTGCGAGGCAAACCTGCCGTTCCTGAGCGTCATTAAGCGGCCACCTCGGTAGAGAAGGCGGCCTCATCGGTGAGGTACACGACCTCAACGACGTAGGTGTCGCCCGCGTCTTGTTTACGGTAAATGTTGATGTAGTCGATGCTCTGTATCTGGTCGTGTTCCCGAGCGACGCGCGTGACCTGAAGCCGTAGTTTCGACTTGATGGTGTCGGGGTTGTAGTTCGAGAGAACGTCCTGCATAAAGTCGGTGAGCGTGATGACTACCGACTGCTCGAACGCTTCTCGTCCCTCGACTACCGCAAGGTCGTTGCGGTCGTCCAGAAACACGGAGAAGTCACTGTTGAGGGCTAAGTCCATGTATTGGAACTCGATGAGTGCGCCGCGGGGACCGCGGCTCTATTCAGTGTGCGTTACTGCGCCGTTTCCGCCGCTGTTGATGATGCTCGCCGTGCCACCGCTTCCCGGGTCGGTAGTCGAATCTCCCGCTCGCATTACGGGCTGTCCGTTGACTGTAATCGCCGGAGCCTCATCGGGTGTGAGGTCGTGAGACGAGTACGAGGTACAAGCCGGAGGGTCGCCAGTGTAGGCGTGAGCGTGGCTTGGGAAGTTCATCACATCGCCGTGGGTCGCCACAGGCGTCCCGTTGATTGTGACACTCGTGTCGCCGTCGGAGTCTTGCGTCGCTCCGCTGGCGACCGAGCCACACTCGCCCGGGTGTCCTGTCGCTTCACACGACGCTCCGATGAGAGCGATTTTAGGCATCAGGAACCACCCGTGCTGAAGTCTACCGTCTGTGCGTTGAACTGAAGGTGGCCCGCCGACGAGACCGTCACGTCGCCGGATGCCGATAGTTCAACGTTGTAACCGTCTGCTCCGTTTTTCGTAAACGTGAGTTTTGTGTCGGCGTCCAGTTGGATAGAGACTTCACCCGATTCTAATGAAGCGGGGCGTTCTTCTTCCGGTCGGCGCGCGAGAACTTGGGTGATGAACCGCGTTCCGTCGCCGAGTTTGGTCATCGTGACCTTTTGACCGATAGAAGGAACCACGGCGAAGCCATCAAAGGGCTTCAGCATAGGTACGTCGCGGTACTCGGTATCGACGCGGATTGCCTGAACGTTACACAGGACCACGCCTTTCTCGTATCGTGTAGCCGTGATGATGCCGTGTTCCATAACTATGAAAGGTAATTGGTTTATATACGGAGGGGGGTGAGAACCGCGTTAGAAGTCCTCTATGGACATCCAAGCCGGGAGGAAGTCGATGTCGCTCCCGAACACGTCCTCCTCGCTCACGTACTCGCCGGAGCGCGGGTCGAAGTAGCGGACGAACGACTGGGCCTCGAAGTCGGGAAACATCCCGACGTGGGCCGTCATTGTCCACTCAGACCCGGTGACGCTGTGGGTGACTCCGTGGACGAGGTAGACCTCGTTGTGTATGAAGCCGCCGCAGAAGTCGTTGAAGTTGTCCGGGCGGTCTCCGAGTTCCCCCGACTCAGCGCCGGGGTTGTCAAACCACTGGTCGTCGGGAACGATGTGAAGCGCGTCCCCAACGCGAAGTGATTCGGGCCGACCGAAGCGGCCCCCGGAAAGCGCGGGGTTGATTTGGACAGACCCGGAGTGCTGGTTTTTCATCTGCTCGTACAGCGCGAGCCGGGCGACCGCGCCGAGCGAGTCGCGCTTCGCGTTCGTGTCTTTCACCTTGAGCGTCTGTCCCATCTCGGGGTCAACGCCCGGAATAAACGCCACGCCCTCGGCTCGAACGTCACCAAATCCATCCTCGTCGCTCTGGTTGAACCACGAAACGATGTCATCGAGCGTCCCGACGCCCGGCTCGTCTACCCACTCGCCCTCCACAAGAACCGCGTAGATGGGGTCGCGGGGGTGCTTGATGTTCACGCCGTCGCTGTTGTACCGCCACGCCCGCGAGTCATCGGGTGCGGCGACGTGGCGGATGCTCTCTGCTTCAGGAACGCCGACGTGAAGCGTCCGGTCGATGTCCACCCACGTCTGAACGTTGAACATCTCGTTCAACTTCCAAATCGCAGTAGCAGGGGAAATTTGCTCGAAGTCGATGGCGTAGTAGCCGTCCATCAACTCCTTTGTGTTGTCGCGGTCAATCTTCCCCTTCTCGAAGGGATTGATGTAGCGGTTCAATTGACCGCCAGCACGGCCAAGCGCGCCGCCGCCGAAGCCTTCGAGGTCGTCCATCGTCAGGCCGGTTCCGAAGAACCGCTCGTCGCGGCCTTCGAGGGCCTGCTCGCCGACGAGTGTGTCAACACGAGCCTGCCCGACGAGGTTTTCGTCGGGGACGGTGAACTTGATGTCCGTGATGAGGTCGCTCTTGCGTTTCTCGAAGATGTACGTGTAGGCTTCTTCGAGCGTCACGCTCGACCAGTGCTTGTCCACGATGCCGGAGTCCATCGACTCCTGAAGGTCGTGGAACTCGATGAACGTCCCGTGTTCGCCGTAGGTCACGAAGTCGGGCCGGAAGTAGAGCGAGTGAACGGGAACGCCGTCAACGCAGATGTGGACGTACTGCGAGTAGCGCAGTTTCCCATCATCTTCGCGGGTGTGCGGCTTCATGGCCTCGCCGACCTCGACGGGGAACTCGGCCCGAGCGTAATCGTAGGAGTTCCGCTCCATCCGAAGCGTCAACTCTCGCGGTTTAATCTCGAACGGACCACGCGCCCCATCGACCATCGGGAACCGAACCGTCCACTGTGGATTCGTGCAGGTCATCGGATTAAATAATCGCCGAGACGATGGCGTTCGTGCCGCGCTCGTACTCGTCCTTTCCGGTACTCACGAGGTCTATCGTGTACGCGAACCGCCACTGGCGGAACACGCCGTCGTAGCCCTCGGGCGTCGCGTCGATTTCTACCTTTTTTACGTAACTCTCGACGCCCCCGGTCGGGGACAGCGGAGAGTAGACGTTTGTGACTCCATCGTGGTCTTGTAGCCGTTTCAGGACAGGAACTTCTTTAGCGAGGACGACCCCCGAGATGTGAAACTCGGTGTTTTTGACCGCCTTGATGGTCACGTCCTCACCGCCGCACTGCTGTCCGTTTCGGTTCAGTTCCTTGTCCTTCGTTTGTGGGAACCTGTCAGGGTAGTATTCGGGCGCGAAGGTAGGGTACAAGTTTTCCCCGGTTGGGGAAACTCGTTGAATCTCGAAGGGGAGCGACTTGTGGGGTTCATTGGGGATTTCGTAGTCGTAGATTCCCCCGGAGTCGCCCACACCACCGCCGCTAAATGGCTCGTTTACGTTCATCAGTTACCACCCTCACTTCCATCAGTTGGAGCGTTCTCAACGTTCGACTTCGAGGAAGTAGCCGAGGTCTCCACCTCGGGCGGCTTCATCGCTTGGCTCTCGCCTTCAAACCGCTTGAACTGCGAGCGGAAGCCCTGCTGAGTTGAACTGTCCATCGGGCCGTGGTTCTCCAAGTTGTAGTTGTAGTTGTTCACGACTGTCGTTCCCATACCGCCGACCTGCGCTCCGGGTCCGACCCCGCCGCCCGCGAAGTTGGGGCCACCGGCACCCGTAGCGGCTCCGGTTCCAGCCATCGCACCGCCCGTGACGATGCCACCGATGACTGCCGAAGCGCCGAGGGTCAGCATCCCGACCGCGGCCACAAGCGCGAGCGTGGCGGCAACTGCGCCCCACGTCGTCATCTGGTAGCCAAGCATCATCGCCGAAGCGATTTTCATGCCCGTAACGAGCGTCATGAACGCCCCGTACAGCGCCTTGATGAACAGCGCCATCTTGCCGAGGACGAACAGCCACGAAACCATCGTGATGAGTCCGATGATGATTTCGCTGTTGATGAGTTCGCTAATCCAGACGAGTATCGTGAAGAACGGCTCGAACGTCGTCAGGACAGTCGAGACTGCCATCGAGACGTTGTAGAGCGCGACCGCAATTTTCACGATGATGCGACCGAGGCCATCGAGGACGGCCTGATTACGGTAAGCCGCTTGAATCAGCCACTCGAAGAACTCTAAGAGTCCAGAACCGATGAGGCCGCCGTACTTCCGAGAGAGGTGGTCAATAGCGACCTGATTCTGGACGAGGATGTTGACGAACTCCTCAAGCCCCCCGGACAGCCCGGAGAACATATTGAAGATGAGGTCTTCGTAGACTACGAGGTCTTGCATCGCCCGAGCGACGCTCTCCAACTCGGTCGGCGCGAAGTCCATGAACTCACCCGAGATGGGTGCGAACGTCTGCGCCGTCGGCTGGAAGACCTCGAATAGCGCCCGCTTGAAGTCTTGTACTTCACGCTTCGCCGCCGCGAACGATTCTTCCATACTCTGCGCGTGGCCGAGCAGGCCAACTCCGATGACCGCCGCTCCGGCGACCGCCATCGCTCCGAGTGCGGCGACGACGCCGAGAATCTGCGGCACCAACGCGATGAGCAGGGGGATGAGAAGCGCAATCAGTTGCCACCACTTCTTCATGGTCGGCATGATGCGCTTGATGCGGTCCTCAAAGCCGTCGAGGACGTTGGCGAGAGAAGCGTCCGAGTCTTTGTCAAACCCGAACAGTTCCATCAGTTCGACTCTCGGGGCCTTCGGGAAGTCGCCCGCCGCCGGGAAGTCCTCGAAGTCGAGGTCAGCGCCGTACTTTCGGCGCTTCGCGGCCATGCTCGCCGGTTCGAGGCCGAAGCGTCCATCGTGGACATACTCCGCCCCCCTCATCGGTTGGACATCCCCCGGTAGAGACGCGCCTTTCAGGTTGAACGTCTCCCCGTGGTTGACGAGGTTGTGAAAGTCCGCGATTGCGTCACGGAACTTGTCGGCGTCAATGTCGTCTACCTTGCTGACCGAGCCAAAGTCGAGGCCGAATAAACTCTCGATTCCTTGTGCGAGGTCTACGTCACGACGGGTTGCCGCATCGTAGGCCATTTTTCCGGCACCGTCGCCTCTACCGGGTGGGTCATCTCCGATGCTACTCCCGCCTTCAACAGACGGAAACTGGTGAATCCCGAAGTCTACGTCTTCCCACGCTTCAGCGGCGATGCTCATGTCGCGCGCCATCCGCCCAAGTCGGTCTTCCGCGTCCTCAAGTGCGTCAACCATCTGCTGAATCTCGTCGCTAATACCGCCGAGAGATTCGCCGAGGTTGAGGTCGAGGTCACGCATGTCGTGACCGAGAGACTTCAGCAGAACTTCGAGTTGCGCCAGTTCCCCGTAAGCCTGTGAGGCGTCGAGGTCTACTTTGATTTCAACTGACATTAGTTACTCGTTGGGGAACTGGAAGTCCGGGTTCTCGCTCTTGTTGATGTACCGGACGGTCTCCTTCTGGTCGGTGGAGTTCCCCGCCCCACCGGCTCTGCTATTTCTCGGGCGTCCTGCGCCCGCCTGCGCGCCCGGAGATGAACCCGAGGGGTTTCGCATCTCCTCCATCTTTTCTTCCTGTGCGCGCGCCCTGCGGGCTTCCTCGGCCTCAATGATTTGACGCTGAAGGGGAGTCAGCGAAAGTTGGTCATCCGAGCCGTGGAAGCCCATATTGTAGTCCTTGAACAGAGTGACGAAACTACTCGCCGCCCCCGTCTCTGCGAAAGGACTTCGCACTCTCCGCGTCGCTGGACATGTTCAGCACGCGCTCCGCGATTTTGAGCGTCTTGCCGCCCTGAAGGCCGATGCCTTCGCCGCCGACGCCGAGGATTTCGCGGATGCCCTCCTCGGTTTCACCCTCGGCGATGCCCTGCGTGCGGTCGATGCCCATAACCGCGGCTTCGCTCATGATTTGGACGAACTCCTCATCGAACTGCGAGGGGTCGATAGAGCCGTCCTCGGGGTCTTTGCCGTCTTCCAGCATCTCCTGCGCCTCCTCGGCGTCGATGTCGAGCCGGGCTTCGAGCATCGCGGCGATGGGGAGGAACTGCGGGTCTGCGAGCGGGCGGAGAACGAGTTCGCCTTCCAGCCCGTAGTACGTGAAGTCCATCGGCTCGCGGTAAGAGTCGCCCCGAAGGGCCATCTCGCGCAGTTTGCTGATGTTAACGTCCTTCTCGCTGTCGTTTTCGGTGTCTTCTGCGGTTTCGGTGAGTTCAGTTTCGGATTCAGTCATGTTTGTATGAAGAAAATGTTAGCGAGCGGTGCTACGCGCTTAGTTGTCCGGCTGGTCCGTGGTGCGGTCCATAGCCACCCAATCGAAGGCCGTCTCGGTGACTTCCTCCGTGCGAACCTGATAGGACTCGCTCGTGACCAGAACGGTCTGGTAGGTCTCGGCCTCGCCGTTGAGGTCGTGGGTGATGGTGATGGAAACGGGGACAGGGACGCCGTTCTCGTCGTAGACGAGCGCGTTAATCCCGCCCTCGCCCTCATCGAAGATGCGCGTGAGGGTCGAGCCGCGGAACATCATCGTACCGCTGTACGAGATGGCCGTGATGCTGTAGCCCGTCGCCTTCAGGCTGGACTCGCGCACTTCGGAAATCTGGATTTCCTTCGTGGTGTCCAGTCGGGAGATGGGAACTTCCTGCGTGGCCGCGTCCACATCACCAGTGCCCGCTCCGTCGGGGCCGCCCTCGGTCGCCGTGCGGGCCTGCTTGGCCCCCTTCGAGACCTGAAGCGTGATGTTCGCCGCCGATTCGATTCGGTCAACGCCTTGCGGCTGGTTGTTGAATACCATGTTGAATTAACTCTCCAGAGTGAATTGTTTAGGCCGAAGACGAGCCGACCGTCACGTCGTTCTCGATGAAGCGGAGCGGGTCGGGGGCCGTGATGTTGAGTTCGAGACGGGCCTTCGTCGCGGACTCCTCGTAGATGCGGACAGAGAACCCCTCGATGACGTTCGACTGCCGGAGAGCAGTGAGTTCACCGGAAATGAGGTCTGCCAGCGCGTTTCGGACGTGTCGCTGGTTCAGGCGACCGATGAACGGCTTCTCGTTCTCGCGCGACGTGTTGTAGACGTAATCGAGAACGAGGCGCTTGAAGCCGTAGTTGATGTGGGCCTCCTCGGTGTTGTTGATGGTGTCAACAGTCGTCGGGTCGTCCTTGATGACCGCACCAGCGGCGCGGTTCTCAAGCGGAACGACCCGCTGTTCGATGAGGTTGCCCCGCTCGGCTCGCGTGAGCCGCACGGCGAGGCGCTTGTCGGTCGTGAGCGACTGCCCGATGGGTGTCCGGCTCACGCCGAGGTCGGCGCGCTTGCCCGCGTAGGCGGCCAGCGCGCTCGTGTTGTCGGCGAACCGGGTCGGGTAGACCGACTGAACACGGGACGAGTCGTAGGTCTGCTCGTAAGTGTCCGGGTCGATACGGGCCGCGTTCGGGGCGACCAGCGCGACCGTGTAGTTGTGTTCGGTGGACATGCTCTCCGCCGTGTCGCGCACGTCCTGCTGAACAGCCGCGTTCTCCGAAATGGCGGTCAGGAAGTCGATGGCCTCAGCCGCTTCGAGGTTCGTTTCGACCTCATCGAGTCCAGCCGCGTAATCGTAGTGCGTGTAGTCCACGTCGAGCGACGTGTACGTGTCCGTCGAGACCTCGATGTGGCCCTCGACCGGGTTCACGTAGGCTTCGTCAGCCGCCGGGCTGTAGCCGCTCACGTCGTCGTAGACGATGCTAACGGTCTGCTCCGTGCCGTCGAGCGTGACCGTGATGTCGTCGGCGTTCTCCGAAAGCGGAGCGTTGTCCAGCGAGATGGTGGTCGAGCCGTCCGAACTGCGGTCTTCGCCGACGACCTCGGTGGCCGACGGGGCAACCGCGTAGACGGGCTGTGCGCCCTCGCGGAGCGCGTCCACGATGGCCGTAGTGAGCAGGCTGGACTCCTCGGGTCCAAACCACTCTACTGCGGTGATGTCTCGCGTGACTTCGTAGACGGTGTTTGGGCTGGCCGGACTGTTCGCGTTGGCGAGGTCGGCCTGCCCGACGATGCAAAGGTCGGAGGGAGCAGTCCCCGAGCGAGAAATGTTATTCGCCGAGGTTTCCTCCGTGATGATGCCGGGTTCAGTGTTGTCTCCGTAGGTGTTTGCCATATGTCAATTAGTCGATGATGGTGAAGTCGTTCAGGATGTCCTCGATGGTATCGTACTGCGAAATCGCCCGCTTCACCTCGTGGAACGATGACAGAACGATGGCCTGCTGGAGTTCGGTCTCCTTCGGCTCGATGAACTGGTGATTGATGCCGCCACTACCGCGCATTTTCAGGTCGTTCAGGTCATCGTGGAACAGGTGGGGTTCTTCTCGAACCATCGCCAACTCGCTCCGAAGCGAGTCCAGAACCCGATGAGCCAGCACGTCGTCGTGGTGTCGCACCACGAGTTCAACGCGCATGTCGTAGTAGAAGCGGTGATACCGCTTTTCAACGCCATCTTCGGGGTCAACTGCTTGCCCGGAGAACGCCGAATTGTGGTATGTTCGGTCGGTTATGTCCCAGTCCTCGATGAGAACAACAGGAACAGGGCGCTCGTCTTCCATCCCTGAGACTCGCACCGGAACCGCGAGCCTCGCAGAGAGGTGACTAACGAGCGTTTCGATTGCTGTCGTTACGTCCATGAATTAGCGCCTGAGATTTTTGCGGATTTCGTCCTCGCACTTCTGCTTCGTGACCCAGTAGTGGTTCTCGCGGATTTCGGTTTCAGCGGCCCCGGAAAAGTCAATCCCCTTGATGCCTTTCTCGCCGATAGACTGAGCGATAGCGAACGCGGCGCGTACCGTGTTTTCGCCGTACTCGTCTACGAGAGCCTGAATTTCGGGGTTGATGTCCTTAGCCATTTACTCCCACTCCACTCGGTAGAAAGAGCCGTCCCACGAACCGATGAGGCGGCGGCGTATGTCGTCGTAGAAGTCTACTGGGTCTTTGTCGCGGCCCTCGATTACTTCGACAGCAAGACGGAGACGTTGGGCGAGTTGTCCCTCGCCGACTACTGTGGCGTCTTCGTGCCACTCGGCGGCGAGTTCATACGTACCTTCCCGGTAGTCCCATCTGTAGACTTTAGTTGGCATCTTCCTCGTTGTCCGTCCCGACCAAGTAGTCGAGTTGACGGTCAATCGCGGCGAGCGCGTCGCTGTCGTCCAGCGTCATCGGGTTGTCCCACCACGGGGTGCTGTCTACGCCATCGCTCCCGCCGCTCGGGAACTCCGGCTCGCGGTCGCCAAGACCGTCGTCCAGCCACCCGCGGATTCGGTCGATGTCGTACTGCCACAGTTCATCGCCGCCCCAGTCGTCGCTCTCTTTGAAGATGGCGTATCTCCACGACGAGTCATCGGATAGAAGGTCTTCGTAGTGACCGGACCACGTAGTCCCGCCTGAGTGAAGCCCCTCGGCCATCTCGATGATTTCATCGCGGAGGTCGGGGCTGTCGCGGAGTTCACGGAAGATTTCCTCTTGCCGGTCGAGGATGGCGTTCATCGTCGCGTGCATCCGCTCGGGGTCTTCGATGACGTACCCATCCATCGGGGTCATACGGTCGAGATTCGCCCACTCGTCAAAGATGACGAGCCGGTTCGACCGCCGGTTGTCCATGTTCATCGAGGGCATCGTGTGCCCACCCGAGTCGATGGCCCACGGCTTGTTGTCGCCATCCATCAGGATGTTGCCGTAGTGGCGGTCGTCGTTCCCGACGATGTAGTCGAGGACGCCGAGCCGGGCGGCAAAATCCATGTTCTCCTCCGCGAAGTCTTCAGGCTTCATCGAAGACTCGGGCCGGTAGTAGTTCCGCACTACATCGCCGACTTCAGTCGGTGAGTCAACGAACGCCTGTATGTTGCCCGTCTTTTCCGTCCCGTCGAGGTCGGTGATGGTGCGCTGACGCGAAGCGGGGAACCCGCCGCTGTCAACCCACCCCATCTTCTCGGCGAAGCGGTGGACGACCTCCTCGTTTTGGACAACGCCGTCTTCGGAGACCATCACTTTGTTCGGCTTGAAGACGCCCTCATCGCCGCTGTCAAAGGTGACTTTGCGGATGTCTCGGGAGTTCGCGGAGTCTGAAAGACCCGCGTCGGCCCCCGTGACGAGTTCTTTGATGCTGGCGTCTTCGCGTAGAACAGCGTGAGTGTCCGTGGAAGTCGTCGGCGGGAAACCGCCGTCGTTGCCGTCGCCCGTATCGAGCGACCATCCGCCGGTCACTTTGTCGTCTACCCAGTCGATGATGTGCTGAACTTGCGGCGCTGTAGCGCCCGGTCGCCGACCTTCGTCAACGACTCGGGCGTGCTTCGCGTAGTTAGCGAGGAAGCCCTGAACTCGGGTCGGTGAAAGCGTGTCAACACGCTCGTACCACCCGTAGCGGTAGACTTCTTTGTTCCAGATGCGGCGACGCTGGTAGATTCTGTCCTTCGCGGCGTCTTTCCCACGCCCGATGAGGTCGTCGGCGGATTTTTCCATCCCCTCGCGGAGACCGCGGCGGATGCGCCGCATCGTCTTCTCGACTCCCTCGACATCGTAGTCGAAGCGTAGGTCTTTGCCCATGAAGGATTACTCGTGATTGACTGCTTCGCCGAAAATTTCGACGTGCGTATCGTACCGCGTCGGTGCCTGAAGTTCATAGACCGTCTCGCCACCCGTGGGTTCCGGGTAGCCAATTCGGTCGTCGGGTTCTACCTCCGCCCACTCATCGAGTGGAAACAGAAATAGCGGAGCGTCGCGGTGACGGTCTCCCTCGTTCCCCTGAACCTCGGTGTTACGATTGTCGTAGGTTCGGAAGCACAGAACCCGGACGGGGTTGCCCTCGGCGTCTGTCGCCTCAGAAAAGTCCCACTCGGTGTTGTTGAAAGCGTCTCTCCCGGCGTCCTGCCGTTTATAGAGACTCGCTTCATCGCCGAGCCGGTCAATCTGTGCTGTAACCTGCCAACTACGATACGTCATCCGTATCTACCTCGGAGTCAGACCGAGTGTTGTCGCCGTAGGAGTAGCGCCGGTCGTCGCGTCTCGGGCCGCCGATGCCGAATCCGTAGCCGGAGTCGGTCTGCTCACCGGGTTCAACCGCCCCAAGAGCGCGCTCGGCGTTCCGAAACCACGTCGTAACTTCGCCTTTCTCTTTAGCGAGGAGTTGGCGCGAATCGACCGCGCCGACCTGAAGGGTCTGCGAGTCGAGTTCGCCCGTTGCGACCTTCGCAAAAAGGCACGTCCACCAGAACAGGGCTTCCTCTCGGTACTCGTTGTCGTACCAGTCTGCCTCCGTCCACTCCTGCTCGATTCCCTTCCGCGTGCGGATGTGGCGTCGAGCCACGTCCATCACAGCAGAAAAAGTATCGTCGTCCAGCACGCGGGCCGAGTAGCCCGTCTGGATTCGCACTTGTGGAAGAAGGTCAGCATCAGAGGAAGCCATTAATTAGGCTCCTCTACTCGACCTGCGTGGCGTTGACGTAGACCGCACGGAGCGGGTCCACGTTCTTGACGCCCCACCGAGCGTAGGCGTTCGCGCCCACGAAGTCGCCGGGCGAGAGGACGGGACCGCCGCCCTCGCTACCCTGCCGGAGGTGGACCGGGGAGTCCTCGTAGACCTTCACGGGCGAGCCGTTGTTGGCCTGCGTGACCCACATCTTCATGCCGGTCATCCACGGCGACTCAACGAGCCGCACGCCGTCGATTACGATGTCGAGGTCGAAGATGTCCGCCGAGCGCATCCCGGTCGCCATCGGGATGTGGTACTGCGCGTCCCACGCGATTTCGTCGCGGAGGGCGTACTTGAACTCGGACGAGACGAGGGCCACGAACGGCCCCTCGAACCCGTGGTGGGTGAGTTCCTGCTTCGCCTTCTCGATGTGACGGTGGGCCGGGTAGGCCGTGTCGTCGGTGCCGTCGTTGTCAAACAGCGAGTCCGTGGTATCGAACTTGTGGCTGTGCGTCTGCGAGAACTGGTACTCGCCGTAGTCGGGAACCTCGTACCAGAGTTCCTGACCCTGCGCGTACCCGGTCTCCAGCGCGGAGATGATGAGTTCGCGCATCGTGTTGTCCGCACCCTCCAGCATGTTGCGAATCTTCCGCAGGACGCGCTCCTCAGTGTGCTTCTCGATGAAGTCCTGAGTCATCCCCACCGAGCGACCGAACTTCTTGTCGCGGATGAAGATTTGGTTGTCCTCCGGCTCACGACCCACGGTGCGCGGGTGTTCGCCCTCTGCGAGTTCCTCCCAGTAGACATCCGCGTTCTGCGGCTCACTGTAGAAGGTCTGCTGGTCCACCATCTCCGCGAACATGTCGCGGAAAGGGCGCTCTTGGTCGTTGTAGATGTCGATGAGGGTGCGCGACTTTTCGAGCAGTTCATCGAGGTCAACGCCGTCCTTCGTCTTCACTTCGTGTCGGTTTTGAACAGGCATATAGAATTGTCTCCTTGTTAGTTAAGTCTTTGAGCAGTTACGGCGATTACGCCAGCACCTCGAATCCGGTGAGGTCCACGTCGAGAAGGATGCGGTCGCCCTGCTCGGTGCCGATGCCGCCATCCTCGTTCGGGGGGAGCGCAAGACCGACGCGCTGGACGACCTCGCCCGAGCCGGACGGGGCAGTCTGCGTGAAGCCGCCGCCCACGTCGAGGTAGACGGGCTTCCCGGCGTCGAAGTCGGTGTCGTCGTCGTCGTTGACCATCTCGATGCCGGTGAAGATGGCCGTCGCGCGGTCGCCCTTGAGCGTCCGGTTCTCCTCGACCAACTGCTCGTGAAGGTCGTAGAGAGCGTGTTGCGGGATTGCTTCCTTGTCCACGACTTCCTCGGGGAACAGAACACCCACAGTCGGGATAGCGACAGACGAGTCGGCGTCAGCCTCCACGAGGCTGTACGTGCCGTCACCGTTGTCCTGAATCCCGACGAGCGTCCCCTGAACGTCAGCGCCGGAGACGTGGTTGTCGGGGAAACCCGTGCGGTTGAGAGGCTGTTCAGCGCCGGTTGCGATGTTGAAGTCCACCATTATTTACTCCTTGTTGAAGCCGGGCATCCCGGCGAGGTGCTTTCGCGCGAAGGCCATGTCACCGTCCTCATCGGTGTGGGTCTCGCCGCGTCGGCCCATGTCCTCGAACTCCTTCTCCTCGCCCTCGTCCGCCTCGTCGGCGGCGTCGAGTTCCGCGAAGTAAGCGTGGTACTCACGCACGCGGGAGAAAGAGGCGTCGCCGAGGTCGTCCTCCGAAACCGGGGACGCCTCGAACGACTCGAACTCGCTGATTTCCGCGATGAGTTCGTCCTTCGCGTCGGCGAAGTCCTGAACCTCACCGAAAATGTCCTCGAACGAAGCCTCGTCGCCGAGAACTTCGCTCATCTGTTCCTTTGCCGCCTCGAACTCGGCGACGTTCGCCTCCTGTGCCTTCTCGAAGTCCGAAACGAGGGACCGAAGGGCCTCCTCATCCGCGTCTCCGAGGTCGCCGTCGTAGTTGACCTTGTTGAAATTCATGTAGTTTTTCAGAAGTTTAGAGTCTCGGTCTTTACCGAAAACTCAGAAGTCGATTCCGCCGCCGAGTTCTCTGAGGCATCGTCCTCCGCGGACGTGTCGTGCGCCTCGTCATCGAACCCGAGGGTTTCGACCTCAGCCGACAGTTCGCCGAACTGAGGATTGCCCGTGGGGAACCCGTCAAACGGGTTGTGACCACGGTTCAACAGATTAACCGCCCATCTGCTCGGGCAAGTACCCGGGCCGCCTTCCGCGGCGTCATCGGGCATACCGTCTTCAGTTTCGCTCGCAAGATAGTCGATGACCTGATTGGCGATTTCAACGCTCTCCATCCCCCAACCTTCCGGGGGCTGGCCCATCAGCATCAGCGTCTCGTCGCGGGTGTTTTCGCCATCATCGACTTCAGCGTCAGCGCACGGGTGGTCGTCCCACATCTCCATTTCCTCGTTGGTCATGTTGACCAGCGACGACCACTGCTCGTACACTTCGTCACGATACTCGGGGTCTACTGACCCTTCATCGCCTTCGTCGTGACCCTCGAACTCGCTAACGGCGTCGGTGGCGGCTTCAGCGAACGCCGCCGCGACACCGCCGTTGTCGTAGCCACCGGGGAAGTTCACGGTAGAGAACTCCCGCAGTTGCCCGTCAACGAGTTCAGGCTCGCCGTCGTCGTTTCGGACGGCCTTGTAGTCCTTTCCGAAGCCCACCGAGCCGTTCCGAATCGCGGGCGGCTGGTAGGTGTAGCGGGCGATAGCCTCGCTGTGGGTCGGGCCGCCCGTGTTGGGGACTCGAACCATCAGCGCGAGTTTTTCCGCCTGCTCGCTGAACCAGACCTCGCGGACGTGGCCGATGTTGGCGAACGTCTCGCTGGCTCGGTGGTCGAGCAGGTGCGGGGGTTCCTGCGTGTAGTCTTTGCCGCCGACCCGGCGCAGGAACTCATCGGTGATGCGAACGCCGTTCCGCCGCTCCGGCGGGCCGGGTTCCATCGCCTCGAAGACGACATCGACCGACTCGATGTTGCCCTCGCTGTCGTAGTTTTCTCGGACACCGTACTCGTTGAAGCCCGTACCAGCGTGCTGGCGGAACTCCTCCGAGTCGAAGTCCAACGATTCAGAGCCAGCCGCCTCGGCGGCAAACTCAAGTTCAGCGTCGAGTTGTAGTTCCTGCGTCATGGAAGTATGTCGAGAATTTTAGCAACCATCGCAGAAGCCGCGCTGACGACGATTACTCCAACACTCTGAAGCCGACTGATTTCAGCGCGGTTTCGATGAACTTGAGATTCCAGCCCACCGGGGCCGAACACGCGCTGGTCAACTTTCTCTGTCTTTGCGTCGATACGTTCGGTTCGTTCATCAACGACCTCTACCCGAGTCAGGGCTTCGTGGACTTCTTTCCGGGTTTCGTTGATGTCCTCATGTATGAGGTCTAACTTGTCCTTCTCATCTGGATTCATGTTTAGGCATCTTCATCCTCCGTCACAGACCTGCGATTGCGACCACTCGCGGGGTCAGCCGTTGGGTCTTGTCGGGTCGTGACTTCGCCGCCCGGAGATTCAGCGCCACCACCCGAATCGGTGGGCGAGCCGCCCTCGGGGTTCTGAATCCTATCGCCAACGTTGGCAAGTGCGGACAGAATCTCGATGAGGTCGCCGCCGTCCCACAGTTCAGGCAACTCGGAGTCGGGGTCGATTCCCGCGCGCCGGGCCGCCGCCTCGGGCTTGAGCAGGCCGTTGTTGAGAAGCATAATGGCAACGTCGGCATCCAGCCTCTCCTCGGCGCTCGAATACTCTCCGAACTCGAACTCGGGAACAGGGCCAGCCGCTTCACTCGCTTCGAGCGAGTTGAACACCAGCGAACGGAGAATCTGCTGTTCGACCTCCGTCTTGATGATGTTCTGAAGCCGCTTCACGCGCCGCTTGAACGACGGCATCGCCGCGACCGCTTCACCCTGCCCGCCAGCCCCGCCCTCCATGTTCATTAGGAGCGCGGGAACGCCGAGGCCGGTGATGATGCGGTCTTGGAAGTGGAGGAAGGTCTCCTCCAGCCTCATTGCGCCAGCAGTCGAGGATGTAGACGTAGTTCCAACGAGGTCGAAGTCCACGTCGTGGCCCGCCGCGAGCATCGAGTCCGGCTCGATGGCGTCAACCGTATCGAGCCAGTTGTCAATCTGCGTCGGAGTCCATTTTTCGTCCTCCGTCCCGAGTTTCCACAGGATTGGAGGGTACGCCTTCGTGGCGATGAAGCGTGCGTAGTCGATTTCCATGTCGCGGAGGATGTCTGCGGCCTCCACGATTGGCTCGATGAACGAGCGCCCGAAGTCCTGCGTCGGCTCTTTTCGGAAGTAGAGTTCGGCGATTTCGTGGGGGTCATAGGGAATACCCTCGGAATTTGCCCCATTACCACCGCCGCCGTCGGGATTTTCGAGGTAGTATTTGATGACCCGCCCGTACTCGTCGGTCTCCCGCTTCATCCGCTCTGTGGGGAGCAGACGAGGGTCGAACTGGCCGTCTTCCACGACCAGTTCCATGAAAGCGTGTCCGTCAACGATGGCGTAGTACACCCAGTCGTTGAAGACGTTCCAGAACCGCGAGGACTTCAACAGCCGCTCTAACTTCGCGGCGACTGCTTCCTGATTTTCCTCGGTGGCCGCGTCTGTGACCTCTCCGCCGGTCGCAACCTCCGCCGCGATTTCACCGACGCCCTGTTCGAGGGCTTCAGCGAACGAGCGAGGTCGGATGTTGAAGCCGTCACCGACAATCCAGTCTACCAGCGTGTAAATCGCCTCGTGGACGTGCGGGTCCGTGTAGGCAATTTCACGGTGGTTCTCGATTTCCTGTTCGGGTGCTTCAACGGCGCGGTCGGCAACGCTCGCGCCTGCGTTCTGCTGTTGCTTAATGACCCCCTTCGGAGACTCCGCGTAGAAATCGAGCGCGGCCTCCTCCTCAGTAGGCTCTATGAAGTTTCCTGTTTTCATGAAATGTTAGCGTGAACTGCGTCGGCGCGAGTGACGCGAACTGTATCTGTTCATCGAGCGAGACGACGACCCGCCGCTTCGGAGCCGCACGCCGTCAGGGATGTGCGGACTGTCGCCGTATTGACGACGACTCGCGTGGCGCTGGCGGAGTTCGCGCACTCCACCTTCGCCCTCGGCGTCATCGGGTTTGTCAATCCCTTTGAACTCCTGACCAGACACGTTCTCTCGCTGGTGTAGCGAAGTCGAACGGTCTGCTTTGAAATTCGGCGGGAACGACGCCAACACGACCGCCATCGCAAGGTCGTCCTTGCTGTCCTCGGAGTATTCCTTCCCCGTGAACCGCGGTCGAACGTCTTCGTAAGACTGCTCTTTGACAATTGCGAGCAGTTGGTCGTGCATCGTCTTGTCGGGGACAAGATGCACGAGGTCGCTGTGGAGCGCGTAGTTGAGGTCGCCCCACATCCGCTCCAACTCCGTTTTGTCGCTGAAGTTGAAGCCTTGTGCCCGGTTTCCGAGACGTTGCTGGATAGACTGCTGAAAGCCGCGACCGGGGCCGGTCATGTCCACGAAGACCTTCTCGACCCCCATGTTCTCGCTCACGCGGTAGATGTAATCCGCGATTGCTTCGGGGTTCTTCGGGTCTTCAGGGAACACGCCGACCGAACGCAGGTCGTTTCGGTCTACCAGCGTATGGAAACGCAAGAAGCGTTGCTCGCCAACATGCTCGAACACGGCGACAGCGGTGTCGTCGCGGTCGATTCCGATGTCAACGCCCATTACCATCATCCCGCCGCACCGAGCGTGCGTCGCGGGGTGCCAGTAGTGGGGGTCTTCGGTCTTCTTACCGCCACCGACGCCCTCGTTGAACAGTTCCGGCTGAACGGCCCCACGCTTCTGTGCGGCCTCCACGGCGTCTTTCGAGAGGAAGCGGTACTCATCAGACAGCGGGCGGCACAGGTACTCTTGCGCGAAACCTCGTGGGTCTGAGAGCCGCTGTGACTCGAAGGCGTCCGCGTTCATGTCCGGGCGGACGACCTCGGCGTCCTGCTTCGTCAGCGGGACTTCGATGTCGATGTTTTCCGCGTTCTTGAACGTCGGTTGCTTGATGGCGATTACGTCCTCGTCGCCAGCCAGCCCGCGCTTGTTCGTCTCGATGAAAAGGTCGTTCGAGACGCGCGGAGTGGAGACTTCGAGGACTTTGCCGGTCTCACCGAGCGAGATGGTCGGCATCGCCGCGTCGATGACCTCCTGCTGATTCTCGATGAAGGCCATCTCGTCTATAAAAACCGTCCGGGCCGAGATACCACGGAGTTTGTCGGGATTCGCCGTGAACGCCTTGAAAATCGCCCCGTTAGACAGTTCGATTTCGCCCTTGTTGTCCACCTCTACGATGTCATCGTAGGGGAGCGGCGAGTGTTCGAGGAGCGTTCGGATGTCCTCGATGCGGTCTTGCGCGTGGTCGAGCGAGGTCGCCACGACCGGAAACGTCATCCGGGGGTGACGCAGGCCGTCGATGATGAGGGCCATACAGGCCGCGTAGGAAATACCGATACGGCGGCCCTTGTAGACGTTCAGAATCGGCGCTTTGCCGAAGAAGTAGGCGTGAAGGAACTGAACTTGGTAGTCGAACAGTTCAATCGGCTTCATAAGACCCGTGTCGGGGTCTCGCGCCCGGAATAGGTCTTCAGCGATGACCTCGGGCTTGCCGCCCCACCGCTCAAGCAGGGCATCCGCTTGGATTTCCTGCTGGTCGGCGAGTGTTTGCGCTACTTCTTCCATGAAATTGCTCTGTTAGGCTTCTCGAACCCGGTGTGAACGGTGGGCAGAGACGTATTCCACCGCTTCATACGGCAGAACGAACGTCTCGCCGTCCGGGTCCTCGAAATCAATGGCGTCAGCGCCCAAATTCACGTCTCGGTGAACCTCAAACGCCGCGCCGGAGTCCATATAGACTTGTACTTCGCCGAAATCGTCCAAAAGTTGGGTAATTTGCTCTTTCATCGCGGTATTTCGCGGTAAGAACCGGCCTTAGCCCAAATCCACTGAGAATTTGACGCGCATTTCCACTCGATGAGCAGGCCGGTCGGCTCATCGTCGGGATTCGTTACTTCGACTACCGTTATGGCTCCGCCATCCGTAGGCGGGTCAGCAACCACGCCCGGTCCAGCACGCGACCGGCGAACCGAGCGGTGGCCGCTGGCGTCGCCGTCTTTGTCTGAACTCATACGTGGTGCAATCCGATGACCCGCCGCTTCAGGCCCGCTCCACGAGGGCGCGGACCTCCTCGGGACACACAACGACCTGCGAAACGAGGTCGTCCTCGTCAATCAGGTCGTAGCGAAGCAGATAGTCGCGGACCTCCTTCTGGAAGTCCAGCGCGGCGGGCGCGCTCACGGTTTCGAGGTCCGGCTCGCGCCCCATCGAGTCCTCGACGGAGCAGGAGCAGTCCTCACACGCGGGCGCGGGCGCGCCATCGTCCTCGTGGCCGTAGTAACCGGCCAGCATCCCGTGGAGATAGCCTTCGAGGAAGCCGTCCTCGACGGTGAGCCGAGTTTCCGGCTCGGGGGTTTCGTCCTTAGTCATCAAAATTCAATTCCTCCTCGAAGTCCGCGTCTTCGGCGTCCTCGCGCTTCACGAGCCTGCCATCGCGGACTTCATACTTGGTCGAGACCTCGCGGTCAGGGTCGTATTTAGGCATGAAGTCTCACTTCTGGAGTAGAAACGGCCCCGGACTGCGCTTGTGGTTGTCACGGGGCACGGCGACCGTCTTGTCGGGGATTCCGTACATCGGACGGAACTCGTAGTGAAGCCCGCCGACATAGCCGATTACAGGCTCGCCGTTGTAGATAGCGAGCGTTTCGTAGAGGTCAAAGGGCATCCCCGCCATTTCGTCTGACCAGCGGCGGACCTCGACGTTCTCCACAAGCACGTAGCCCGCGGAGAAGTTCGTGTACGGCGGCCCGCCAAACTCGTCTTCGTATTCGTCAGTCACCATTGTCTTCCTCGGCGGCGTCATCGGGTTCCGACTCGCCCTCGAACGCTGAGGGGTCGTACTCGTGGTCGCCGCCGAGTGCTTCTCGTGTTATTTCTGCGATAGCATCGTTTGCTGAGGACTCGGACTCCAGCGCGTCCATCTCGCCGCGAGACTTTGGCGTGAGGCCCATCTCCTTCATGAGGTCGAGGATTTCCTTCCGCAGGAGCCGCAGGTCTTCGGACAGCGTGTTGGGAACCGGAACCTCGCCGACGACCATACCCTGCTCGTCGTGAACTTCGCGGTACTCAACCTCGGACTGCCCATCGCCCTGAGCGGCAATGTCCTCGAACCACTCCTCCGCCCGGAGCGTTCGTACACGGTCGTAGGCGAACTGCTCAAGGAGGTCGTACCTCGCAGGGTCTTCCTCCTGCGGGGGCCATCCATAGATGTCCGCCCACGACATGATGTAGTCGAACATCTTCGAGTCGGCCTCGGAGAAGTCCTCCTTCAGTCGCCAATCTTCTGCGTACATACCGTGTCTTAAGTTTGCGAAACCGGGCCGCTCCAGATTGTCAGAGTTCGCTCCATCACCGCACGACCGACCGTGAAACCGGCACGACGGGTGGTACGCCCGTTCATCGAAACTGTCAAAACTCCGACGTTCGGGGTACGCATCGTCGTACTTCGCGTTCCACTCGTCCTCGTCCAGCCGAGCCGCCCGTTGCTTACAGTAGCGTTGCGGCCCGTCGTAGTCATCGGGTTGCTTCCCGATGGGTGTGAGACAGAAGGCCGCCTCGAACGGGATGTCGTAACGAGTGAAGTTACGGGAGCGCCGATGCTCGAACCGCAACTCGGCGAGTTCCTGAACTGTCGCACCAGTTACTTCGTCACTCGCCATTATTACTCGCGTTTAAATCCGATGAGGCCGCTGTCCACAACACCGCCCCCACTACGCGCTGTCAGAACGCACTGTCACAGCGCGTCCTTACAGCACGAGTGGGAGACCGCGGTGGGTAGAAAGCCGAGTCTGGATACCCGGAAGTGTTTCAACCCGGTGTTTTACTACGGGAGTAAGAGTCCCGTGTTGCCGGGCGTCGCTCTCACTCCTATGAAAGGTAAATGGTTTATATAGGGAGGGGGGTCAGGCCCGATTTCTCGACCTCGACTTCGCCAAAAGTCCCAAAAACGGGCGTCTCTTAGTGCGGATGCGTCAAAAAGCCGATGGATGCACCCTCTCCAAGGGTCCATCGGCCTTGGCGCGCGCTTTGCACGCCAGTTTCCGGTAGACTTCCATCTTATAAGAAGATGCCCACGCTTGAGGCCCAAAATCCCCGAAATTCAGGCTCAAAAATTTTTCAAATCTGACTTCACGCACGGAGTTGTCCCCCGATGAGTCAATTCCTCGATGTTTTCCCAAAAAGCAGTCGTTCTCGGCACCACGAGCGAGATGAAGTTACCAAATCGCGCGCGCCCCCGCCCTCGCCCGTGTGCCAACCCCGCCCTTCGGGCGGGGCGTGCGCCCACCCGCCCGCGATGCCCGCGCGCCTCCCCCGCCCGCGCCTCCCCGGCCCGCCGCGCGCCCCGCCCCCGCGCATAATGCCCGCGGTCGCCCGCCCGCAGTAGCCGCGCGAGCCTGCGCGATGGCCCTTCGCGCGCCGCGCGACCCCGAGGCGACCCCCTCCCCCCGTCGCTCCGCTCCGGTTCTCAGGGGTTTCAGGGGGTGACTTCATCGCCGCCGTCCATCACCCCCCGGCTTCAGGATTTCACGACCCCCTGAAGTTCGGGGTTTCAGGGC